ACGTACCTTGGACGTACCTTGGACGTACCTTGGACGTACCTTGGACGTACCTTGGACGTACCTTGGACGTACCTTGGACGTACCTTGGACGTACCTTGGACGTACCTTGGACGTACGAACAATTTCTAACGAAATTGTTCGTTACAACTCCTAAGCTGTCAATCGTGAATTGCCTCAGAATTTTCAACTTTCTCTAATTAAGAAAGCAATTTTGAATTATGAATTCTGAATTGTTAATTGTCAACTGTGAATTTTCAACTCTCATTCGCCAAGAACCGTCTTTACCGCCTCTTTAATGCCTGCCATGTTGCTGCGCGAAACAGGCAGAGCGTCGTTGCAATGCTTTATTACGAGCTGCATTGCGCCACCCTTTGATATTATCTCATCGACCTGACAGAGATTCACGATGAAGGCGCGATGACAGCGCACAATCATCGGATAGGCGGCAAGCGTCTCCTCAACCTGCTTCGATGTGGTGCGGAGCATATCAACCTGCTGCCGTCCGTCGTGCCACTGAAAGACTTTTACATAGTTGCCAACAGCCTCAACATAAAGCAGATTCTGTATACTGAGCGTTACCGACTCGCTTGTGGAACCAGAAAGCGTTATCTCATCGGCAGGCTGTGACGGAACCGACGACTGCTGAGCCTCATCGCTAACAACGGCAGCATCGGCAGCAAGAGATGTCTCGACATTCTTGGCGCGCTGCTCTGCCATCTGATGCAGTTTCTGAAGTTGCTCGTTGAACTGTCGGGTTTCTTCGAGTTCGCTTTTAAGGTAACGGCTGCGGAACTTGAATCGCCAATATATTCCGATGGCAAAAGAACTGAAAGCCACGATGCCAAGCGTGTCGAGAAAGTTTGCCCACGACAGCCGGTTGCCCTCGATGCGACTGCTAAGCATGAAATGGCGATAGAGGCACACCATGAGCGAAACAAGCAGCGTGTTTACCACCTGAAACCTAAGATTCCGGCGTATGATGTACTCAACGCCACGCTCGTTAGTATGCGGCATTCTGAATAGATACTCAACCATAGCCTCGGAAACCAAGCACACAAAGAAGCCTAACAGCCACAACGCAACCAGATGGATACAAGCCTTCCATTGCCATGCACCCAACCCGAAGGGCTTGAAAATTGCCATCGAGAACACAAAAAAACTTACGCTTACTATGCGTACCTTCAAAACTTCTTTCTTGCCATTAGTCATAAGGCCACAAAATTATAACTTATCTGTCAAAAAAACAAGTCATTTATCAGAAAACAAGCGGTTTCCCAAATATATTTCTATCGGCAAAGACTATACAAAAGTGAAAAATGAAAAACAAAAAATCCGCCGCATTTCCTTTTGAAATACGACTATCGGAAGCAGATAAACTACTGGCTGTGAAGTCAGTAGTTTATTTATATTTATGACTTAATAATATAAACTATCTTTATATTATTTCATTTTGTTTCATTTTTTATGAGTTTTAGAAGGCACTTTTTAGGCACTTTATTATCTTTGCCAAAAACAATGATAAAACAGAATGAAGCAGATAGTTAATGTGCGCTTTCGTGCGCTGAAAGATGGGCGCAAGAGCATATATCTTGAATATAATCATGATTCAACGAAGGAAAGAATCTTCTTAAAGTTGTATTTATTAGACGGTAGTTCGGCAAAGGTAAAGGCAGCGAACAAGGAGACTATGCGAGTTGTTGAGGCTCTAAAGGCTAAATATATAACTGATATTGTGAATGGCAAGGCAGGACTAAAAGGAAGTTCTGTTTCTTATAAATTGAGCGAATTATGCGACATATTGCTAAATGATTTGCATTTCGAAGAAAACACAAAGAAAGGCTATATAACGTGTATGAACTATATCCGTGAGGCTAATCTGAATATAACTACAAAACAACTAACGGAAGAATCATTGCAAAAGGTCGTGAATCATATTGCTAAGAATAGGAACACAAACACAGCATCAGTATATTGTGCGAAGATAATGAAGATAGTACGATATGCCTTAAAGAATAAATATTGCAGACTTTTAGATTTATCGATGGTCGAAATTCCAACAAAGCACGAAGCAGAAAGGGAGTTCTTGACGATAGAAGAATTGCAGATGCTCGAACGGACGGAAACAACATCAAACTATGATATACGAGAAGCGTTCTTTTTTAGTTGTTATACAGGTTTACGACTATCTGATATTATATCGTTAAAAAAAAGCGATATACAGAATGGGGTGATAAAGAAGAATATGGTAAAAGTAAAATCCAAGACAATAGAAATAGCACTTAACAATCATGCTTTGGAGATAATGGATCAAGCCAAAGGACGAGGCGAATACGTGTTCAATATGTCAGAGCACAACACCACCGCGAGCCGTCTTGTAAAGGCATGGGGAAAGCGTGCCGGTATAACAAAGAACATATCATTTCATACAGCACGACATACATTTGCCACCCTTTTGCTCAACAAGGGCGCAGACATTTATACCGTGTCAAAATTGTTGGGGCATAGTAATCTGAAAACGACAGAGATTTACGCAAAATTACTCGATGAATCAAAGGAGAAAGCCGTGCGATTGCTCGATGATATATAATAAAAAAGGGGTGTGCTATTGTGGGCACACCTTTTTAATCTTTTAGTTTTTTTGCTAAATTGTCTTTGTTAAAATATGTTATCGTTGTATTGTTCTTTTTGTTTATTGTTAGCGATACAAAATCATTTAAGTTGTTATTGATAAATACTATTGAGCCTATAATATTATCGTTATCATCGAAAAAGGATACCATTCTTTCATACACGGTAAAGTCACTGAACGTATAACTTGCCGTTCCGCGTGTTTTCGTCTTGATAAGGAGAGTTTTCGCCTCTGTATCGACCTCAATTCGTGTTGGGCAATAAGCATCGCTTAATTTTGTTGGCTGAATTTCTCCGAACTCGTCTTGTTCCGTCCGATGTGTTGCGAAAAACACATCTTTGGCATCAGCCGTCATGGTGTATGCTATCGCCATAACCATGATTAAGATAAATCTAAAAACTCTTTTCATTATGTATATATTAGGTTTAATCATATAAACATATCACCAGTGCCGAACAAGAACCATCGGGCATTGATGTCTTTATATTTCTCCAAAATAGAAAGAACTGGAACAATACCGAACGATTCATTTTTCAGCAACTTATGAAGATATTGAGGTTTCCAGCCGAATTGTCTGCAAAATTCAGCCTTGTTCCCATCAACGTAATAATCTATCAAGAACAACAATCTTTTATTCATTGTTCAAATTTAATATATATTTATCAACAAGTTTCTGATTTTGAATAAAAAGTTTGTTGCATCTATCTTTTAACTCGATTATCTGTTGTTTCAGTTCGTCAACCTGTTGTTTCAGCATCTTATTTTCGAGTTCGATTGCAGTTACATCCTGTTTGTTTTCGGGCGCAGACGCAGGCATATTGACGCAGATAGCATCTTGATTATACAAATCTTCTACATCAAGATTTGGCAATTTATCCTTTAATCTTTGGATAAATTTTGAATTGCAAGGTTGCCGACCTGTTAATACTTGTGAAAAGTACGATTCGGTATATCCTAATACCGATGCAAACTCCTTGTTTGTATCGATTGCATTGTACGCCATCGCTTGCAATACAGCGTTTTTTAGTCTGTCTAAATTAACCACCTTCATATAAATAACACTTAAAATATAAAAAAACTTTAAAAAATATTTGGCAAATATAAATAAACTTTATATATTTGCAAAGTCAAACAAAATTAACATCATATATTCGATGCAAATATATAAAAATACTTTAATAAATATAAGGAACAACTTTTAATTTTTTAGGTTATAATGATAACAACTCTGCAAATTTGTGAAAACGAGCAGAGTTTTAAACCGAATTATTTAATAATCATTCACTGTTTTGTCTTGTTTTTTAAGAATATACGACAGCAATATATAGTGATGGTTTGTGAAAATCGTCATTATAGTATCAGGGCGGTTTGTGTGGCAACAGGAAGCACACGGTAAGGTTTGGCAACGAGGCTGTTCGATTCAGCCCACCCTGACAAATGGTAGTACATATATAGTTTAAAGTCCGTGAGGATAATTCATTCCATAAATGTTTGTTATATTTTTATACATAATGTTTTTCTAACCATAGCGGTGTAATCCGTGAGGACAGGAGCCGCTTTTTTGGGGGTAATGGTTAATTGGGGTTCGATTCCCTTGCTCTCCACAAAAAAAGTGCAAAAGTAAATTTATTATTAACCAACAATGCCGCATATAAAGGATGTGCGTTCCGTGAAAGTCGGATGAGGATTAAGTTAATTATTGTACAGTATTTCAAAGCGTGGGGTTAGCACTCCCCAAGATTTAAAAACATGCGGAAAAAGTGTTTTCATTTGTATCTTTTATTGTTTTAGGTTGATAGGGGTTTGCATGTTCCCCGACTATTAGGCAGGGAAAAGAAAAGCCCGAACAATGAGCCAAACGGGCATAGATAACACTGAGCATGAGGCGCTGTTTAAATCAGCCTTTTCCCACACAAAAAATAACAATATGGACGAGTTAAAGAATATGTTAGATATATCGCAATTATGCGAGATAACAGGGTGGAAAAGGGGTTATGTATATAACCTGATTAGCCAAGGCAGAATTACACATTACAAGCCATTCGGAAAGAAAGTGTATTTCAAGAAAGAGGATTTGGAGAGCCTTATGGATATGACACCTATTCTTTCGGTAGAAGATGCAGCGAATAATGTTGCAAAGAGAATTTCAAAAAAAATATAGGATATGGAAGTAAAGAAAACAGATTTTCAGAAGTACAAGGCTGAAAGAAACAGAAGCATTACACAAATGTTTCTGGATATAAAAGAGAAACAGCCATTGGCTTCAAATAATAGAATATTTGAAGCGTTGTCAAGGGATTTAGGTTATTCACCTTTGCACATCAGAAACATTCTGGTAGGAAGTGGAGTATTAAGTGTCAAACATCAAAATAACAATAAATGAAAGAAATCAAGTTAAAGAAGATTGAACTGCACAATTTCCGTGGGAAAGCGGAGCAGACAATCGAGTTTAAGACTGGATTTACAACCGTTATAAGCGGTCGTAATGCCAGCGGCAAGAGCCGAGTGTTTAATGCCTTTATATGGTGCTTGTTCGGCAAGGATTCTTTGGGTCGTAAGGACTACAATGTAAAGACTATCGTAAATGGCGAAGATGTTAAGAAAACCGATGTTGCAGTAACGGTGACATTAAGCGTAGACGGCAACACTACGGAACTAACAAGAGTTCTAAAAGAGAAGTGGACGAAGCCAAGAGGACAGGTAGACGAGGTATTCAGCGGAAATGTTACTGAGTGCTACATTAACCAAGTGCCGACAAAGGTCGGAGATTATGCGAAAGAAGTTGATGCAATCGTTTCAGAACGTTTGTTTCAAGTACTTACACAGACGCATTACTTTGTTGAATTGCCGTGGCAGCAGCAGCGTGAGATTCTGTTAGAAATGGCAGGCGCAGTTGAGTTTGCAGACATCGCAAAGAATAATGCAGACTATGCTGAATTGCTTAATCGAATAACAGGGAAGTCTGTCGAGGACTATCGAAAAGAGGTTGCAGCCAACAAGCGACTTGCAAAGAAAGAACTTGAAACTATCCAGCCGAAGATTCAGCAGACAAATAAACTGATGCCCGAAGCGGTAGATGTCGAGGCGGTGAAGGCAGAATTAACAGCCATGAAAGGCGAGTTAAAGAGCATCGAGGATATGCGCACAGCATCGCAGAGCGAGAAGGAACAGAAGCAGCGTGAGGTTAAGGCGAATATATCAGCCTTGCAAGCAGAGATAGCAAGCCTTGAAGCACAGCAGAAAGATGCCGTTAGCAAGATGCAGCAGAAAGAGAACAAGCGTTGCGAAGAACTGAACGAAGAATACACAGATATTAAAAAGAGGCTTGCAGATGCACAATCTGAAAGGGTGCATACATCTGCAATGTTGAAGAATAAGCAGGATTCTTTGGCGAGCCTTAAAGAAGATGCCGAGCGCATCGACAAGAAACTTGCAGCGTTGCGCTCAGAGTGGATGCATACTAATGAGCAGGAAATGGACGAAGATTCAACCATTTGTCACGCTTGCGGACAGCCTTTGCCAGCATCACGCATCGAGGAAGTACGCAACAATTTCGCAGCCAACAAGCAGAAGCAACTTGCAGACATCAACAGCCGAGGCAAGAAGATGAAAGCCGAGAAAGAGGATATGACGGCTTTAATCGAAAAGAAAGCCGAGGAAATAACAAGGCTAAACAAGGAACTTGAAGGCTATGATAACCGAATAGCGAACTTGCAAGCATCTTTCGACAAGAAGAAGCCAGTTCAGCCAGTGAGCATTTCTCCTTTGTCAATCCCAGCATATAACAAATTGCAGACAGAGAAAGATGGCAAGGAAAAGGAAATCGAAGCCTTGAAAAAGACTATTGATGCAAGCAATCAGTTGCACATTGATGCCGAGGGCGAGAATAACCGAATTGACGAGTTGAAGGTGAAGATAAAGAACCTTGAAGAAGTGCTGCAAGAACAGCGTTTGCGTGAGAAGTACACGGAAGAGATTGATAGCCTTGAAGCGCAGGGCAGAACGATAGCAAAGGAAATAGCGATGTTGGAAAGAGACGAATACATTACAACGTGTATGATTAAGTCACGCATCGAGGAAAGCGAGAAGCGCATAAACGCGATGTTTGCCGATGCCATCACATTCAAGTTATTCGAATACACCTTAGACGGCAATCCGATAGAGTGCTGCATCCCACTTGTGAATGGTGTTCCTTATCCAGTTGTGAACAAGGCAGACAGACTTAACGCGGCTTTATCTATAATAGAAACGCTTTCACATCATTATGATGTTTGTGCCCCGATATTTGTAGACGATGCCGAGGGTGTGAACGACATCAATCCTACGACAGCACAGCAGATCCATTTACAAGTGACGAACGATGAATTTAAAGTAACATATTTCTAACATTTAATCAGTAAAAATGGCAACAACAACAAACGCTCCGCAGGTAGCGGACAAAGCAGCGGTAACATATCTTGCCGCAGGTCAAGAAGTAAAACTTTCTTACAACATTGTAAGAAACTACCTCACGAAAGGTAATGGCGAGGTGAGCGATAGCGATTTGATGCAGTTTATTTCTGTATGTAAGTTCAATCAACTTAATCCATTTCTAAACGAGGCATATTTGATTAAGTTTGGTAATCAGCCAGCGCAGATGATTGTTTCAAAGGAAGCATATCTGAAACGTGCTGATGCTTGCCCAAATTACGAGGGTATGCAGTCAGGTATTATCGTAGTAATGAACGATGAGATTTTGGAGTTGGAAGGGGGATTTATCCCAGCGAAGGCACAACTTGTCGGTGGTTGGGCAAAGGTTTATCGTAGCGACCGCAAATTTCCGTGTATTGCTAAAGTAAACCTTTCGGAGTATGACAAGAAGCAGAGCATCTGGAGCGAAAAAAAGGCGACGATGATAGAAAAAGTCGCACAGGTACAGGCTTTGCGCACAGCATTTCCGTCACAACTTGGCGCAATGTATGTTCAAGATGAAGCCAATGTTTCAGATGTGCAAGTGCTCGAAACAACCTTGCACAAGGTAAATGAGGAAAACGCAGAGGCGCAGGCACAGAAGCCTACACCTACACCAGCACCAACGGAGCAACCGCCTCACGCTCCGAGCGCAAAGGCTGCAACAGAGCCGCATATTGAGTTCTGATGAAACTCGTTGTTTTAGGTAGCAGTTCCGCAGGGAATTGCTACCTTTTACAAAAAGAAAACAAGATACTTGTCATTGAGGCAGGATTAAGTATCGCAGAAATAAAGAAATCTCTAAATTATGACACAAACAAGATTACGGCTGTTATTTGTACGCATGAGCATGGAGACCACGCATCGCACGTTGGCGAGTTCCGGAAGATGTTCACACCGATTTTTATGCCACAGAACGCACGTCTTAAAGATGGCGAATATACGCAGGTTAAAGACGGAGAGACATACAACATACATAAGTTCAATATTACGGCTTACAGAGTAAAACATGATGTTGAATGTTATTCGTATTTAATCGAGTGCGAGGGCGAAAGAATATTGTTCATAACAGATACTTGCGGCTTTCCTTACAACATCGCTGATGTTAGCACTATCTTGATAGAGGCTAACTATGATGTAAACATCTTGAAAAGCAACATCGCAAACGGTATGCCATTAACTCATGCAAAGAGAGTTGTCGAGGCGCACATGAATCTTGATAACGCTATCGAGGTATGCCAGCGGATAAAAAATGATGCTTTAAAACATATTGTATTGCTGCATTTATCAGATAGCAACAGCGATAGTTTTTCTTTTGTGGAGAAAATGCAATCTCGCACAGGGGTTGCGACATATATTGCAGAAAAAGGATTGAATCTTGAATTATGAAGAAAAAGGCGAGTGTTAAAATCGAACGTGCATGGTTTGAAATCTTGCAAGCCGTTGATGCTGTTGAACGTAATGCTGTTATGTTCAACATCACGGAGTATCTATATACAGGACATATCAGCGATCCGAATACATATCAGTCGCAGGATATTATACTTAACATGATAAAAAGGGGCGATAAGAAACGGAAAGATATATCTGACAAAAGACGAAAGGCAGGATTAAAGAGCGCACGGACGAGGTGGGGAAATAGTGCCGTAGAAAAGCCTAAAAAGGAAGAAGCACCTAAACTACAACAACCACAGCAGGCAGCAGAAAAGCCGTCTGATATGGTCGAGGACAAGCAGATTCAAACCTTGCTTGATTCTTCGATGTGGATTGAAACACTCGCGATGAAGTTCAAGATAACAACCGAACAAGTAAAAGAATACATTAAGCACTTCGCCATTGATTCGAATTGCAGAGGCGCAACACACAATAGCGAACGAGAGTTAAAGAATCACATCACTAACTGGATATCTTATCAACAACTGAATAACAATGGATACAATAAGCAAGATAAACGTAGAGGAACTGAGCCAACGGCTACTTCATGGGAGGACTATGAGGGGCATTTTTAAAGTTCCTTATACCGAGGAACAAGTAAAGGATATGATTAAGGCGGCTATCATCGCAGAAGTGCGGTATCGTGGCAGAGAATACCGTGAGACATTAGAGATAACGGAAAGCATACGGCTTGCGGCTGCATGGATGCGCAATCCCAAAAAAAGAGGGTTGCTGTTGTGCGGACAATGCGGAAATGGAAAGACAACACTAATGTACGCATTAAAGAATCTTATCAACCATCTGCAAATCCGTGACAATTACGGAAAGCCTTTCGAAATGTGGAGTGTCGAGGCGATGGATTTAGTGCGTTTCTGTACTGAAAAACGAGAAACATTCAACCAGTACAAGGATGCTCCGATGTTAGCGATAGATGATGTAGGTTTAGAACCGTCAGAAGTCCTGAATTACGGAAATGTCCTTAATCCTGTCGTAGAGTTACTATCGCACAGGTACAACAAGCAACTAACAACAATAATAACAACGAATTTAAAGCCGTCAGACATACGGCAGAAATACGGAGCAAGACTTGCCGACAGATTTAATGAAATGATGACAACAATCATCTTTAAGGGGGATTCTTTCAGACTGATGTAAAATAAACTTGCATAGAGCACACAGAAGGGCGGTTTTTAGCGCATTATTGGCAAAGAATATATAAATATATATCGAACCAATAAAACACGCTAAAAACCGCCTATTTTGAATTATGGCAAGATTGTGCTAAAAAAACGGCTCTGTTTCACAACATTGCCGCTTAGTGTTATTTTAAGTGTGATAACATGGATAATAAAAACAAAAAACTAATAATAAAATAAACGGTGCGAAGATATAAAGAAAGTTTGCATTTACTCTTTCTTTTTTTTATATTTTTTCTTTCTATCTATATATTATATATATTATAATTATAATAATAAAAATAATAAAATAAAGGGCTTAAATCTGTTTGTTGTAATCTTTTAATATTCAATAATTTAGAAGCGAAAGGTAACATTTTGTTACTTTTGTTACTTTTGTTATATTTTACATTGCATATCATTGAATATCAAGTATATAATAAAAGAGTGGTAACAAATTGTTACTTTTGTTACCGATTGGTCGGTGTCAATAAAAAAACGCTTAAAACATAAATTTTCTTTAAAAATATTTTGTTAATATAAATAATCTTTATATATTTGCAATGTCAAACAAATAATAACAATAAAATATTAAAGACAATGAAAACAATTTTGGTTTTGAATCCTTTTTCTTGCAAGTTGGGCAAGACTGGAGCAGATAGATATTACAATCTTACTGATAAGAAGTGTGTTTATCAGAATGGCATATACAAGACATTCAAGTTCGGAAATGAGTGGTTCGTAACTTGCCGCAAGAACATAATCGTAACCGAGACAACAGGCATTCCGAAAGAGTTAATAGATGCGCTTGTGGCTGCACGTTGTCCGAAGGAGCAAAACAAACGTTTCAGATACCTTGCTATCGAAGAAGCCTATTTTTTCGGGCGAAAATACGCAAAGGAAGAGAATTTCAAAATAAAGAATATCTAATAAATCCGTGTGGGGCGAAAGCCTCACACATTCCCGAAAACCAACAAGAATATGAAACGATATGTCATTCACTTTAAAGATGGGTGGTCTGCATCATTTGTAGAAGGAACACCACAGGAAGCAATCAAGTATGTTGCAGACAACTACAACATTAACGATTGTTCACGGCTCGAATATGTGCCGAAAAGAGACAAAGGCATAACGATAAAATGGTATTGATATGTGGGATGATTACAAGAATCTTGACAACTGGCTTGAAAGCGAGATAGGCGCAAAGAAGGGTACATCTGAACACGCAGCCGCTAAAATAGCCGTGAAAGCCTTGCTGAAAGATGCTGCATCATTTATTAAGGCTGAAAAGAAAGAGGTTGCTATCGAGAATATGAATCACAGCCCTATCTCAATCTTTAACATTGCGGTAAACTGGACTTTCGGGGCGATAGTTGAGCCGCTGACCGGAACAGACCCCGAAGATTTTGACGAATTATAAACAAACAATAATTACAGATATGAATACATACGCAAAGTATTGTCCGAATGTGTTCCTTGCAAAGTGCGAGGAAAAACACGAAAAGGGGGACATCATCGAGGTAACAACAAAGTACGGAAAAGAGAATGAATGTGAGGTGCATAACCTTGTAATGGAAAAGGGCGGTTTCTTTTACTATTCCATCACCCGAACAGACGGATGGAATATGCAGGAGAGAGCAAAGGCAAAGGCTGAACGATATGCCAACGCAGCCGCCAACGCATCAGCGAAAGCCGACCAATATTTTGAACGCTCAATGAAAGACCATGATTGGCTTTCGCTTGGCGAGCCTATCCATGTAGGACATCACAGCGAGAAGCGACACAGAAAGGCAATCGAGGACGCTTGGAATAATACAGGCAAGATGGTTGAGCAAATGAGGAAATCAGAAGCCTTTAGCGATAAGGCAGAGGCATGGGAAAGCCACGCAAACGATATTAACCTTTCGATGCCCGAAAGCGTAGAGTATTACAAGAATATGGCAGAAAAGACAGCCAAATATCACGCTGATATGAAGGCAGGAATAATCCCACGCTCACACTCGTATTCGCTCACTTATGCAAAGAAGAACGCAAACGAGGCAGCAAAGAATTATGAGATTGCAAAAAAATTGTGGGCATGAAAGATGATAATTTATACAAGGAATTAACCGAGGCGATGGAAGTTGCAGCCGTACTACTGGCTGCAACACTTCTGACCTCACTAATATAACGATAAGTAGAATGATATGAAAGTATTTTATTGCCCAATGTCGGGCGACTATTCAGGCGGTGGAATAATGGTAGCCGCAGGGACAAAAGAACAGGCGATTTTGACCGCAGCGAGAGACAGAAAAACAAGTTATGCGTTCAGTTGGTGGGATGGTGATGGGGATTACATCGACGATGACGGCAACATCGAGCATCTACATTCAGACGATTATCCGCTGTCTGACTGGCGCGAAATGGAGCACTTGCAGACGGATTTAACAGAGCCTCAGGTTATTATTGAAAATGGGTATAACGGATAAAACAATAAGATATGCAGAAGATAATGTTTAACTCTAAATTGGGCTTAGAACAAGCCGTATTAGAGGGTCGAAAGACGATGACACGCAGAAGTGTTTCAGATAAGATTCTTAATAAGTATCAAGATTATCTGAACTGGTGGAATACACAGAATGGCGGTTTTAAAGTTCCCGAAGATGAGTTCTATCTGTGTGAATCTCCCTACAAGGTAAACAATGTAATAGCCATCGCGCAAGCGTACAAGGATGTGAATTGTGGGGGCTATCCCGTTGATAGCCGTTATGATTCATTCCGAACTGCATACTCAGTTGGAGGTGTAAGGGAATCCGATAAGGGCTGGAACAACAAGATGTTTGTTTATGCCGACCTTATGCCGCATCACATTAAGATAACTAACGTTCGTGTCGAGCGGTTGCAAGACATATCCGAGGATGATTGCTTGCGAGAGGGAATAGATAGATTTGAGAAAGAATGGGGATGTTGGGATAAAGAATGTTGTTCTTTTTATACGTTTTCTTTCGATAGTCCACGCGAAGCCTTTGCAGCCCTCATTGACAAGGTTTCGGGGAAAGGAACATGGGACAGCAACCCTTGGGTATTCGTTTACGATTTTAAACTGATTGATTAAGTAATCATTTAAAGTTTAAGTTATGGAAGTAAATTTGTCAAAAAAAGATATAATACACCTACTTAGAGGTGTAGAAATTCCAGATTACAAGACACTCTTTGAAGTAAGAGAGATATGGGGGCTTGGTGATTATACAGGCGGTTTTGTTGATAGTTTTGAATGGAATGGCACAAATAGTACCAGTTGGGATAAATATTCTGAGATAGATTTATATGGATTATATCGAAAACTCACAAAAGATAATTGATATGGACGGTAAGAAAACAATCAACCTTGAAGTTGAAAACTTTGTCAAAGGCAAAAGGGAGGAATTAGAAAATATGATTCCCGACTTTACCAATGACAGGAAATTTACTGATATTGTGCTGAACTTTTATGAAAGAGGAATAAGGGAAGGCGCACAAATGATGTTCGATAGGATTATTGCGGAAAGAAACGCAACCCATGTCTCAGCCCAAATGTCAGAGACATTGGAGAGTGATTTCAAGGAATTGTGGAAAGACAATAAAACGTATGAGTATGTTCCTCTGCCTAAGAGTGTCTTGAAGATTCTAAAGAGGTCGCATAACGGATATGTACTTCATGCTCTTATCTATCACGACAAGAGAAATTGGGCTGACGGCAAAGACCACAAGTCTATGGTTCTTGGCTTTGATAAGATAATCAGTGCAAACTATGTAGAGAGAGGACCGGGAGTGTGCTGCGGAATGGACCATTGCGTCCACGATTGGGATGACCTTGCAAGAGAAATTGCACTTGATTATCCCGAATACGCAAAAGAATAAAAAAATAATAATTGATATGACAGACGAACAACTGAAAACGATGACAAAAGACGAGGCTAATAAAACCTTGTCTTATGAAGATAAAGTGAGGTGGGCGGAGTTACAGAACTCTAAAGCAAACTTATACTTTATCAAGCATGGGAATATTGAAGATGTGCCAGCCGAAGGTTGGTGGTACTAACTAATAAATAATGAGAGTATGAAAGATAGATACACAGGAATGTATAACGTAGGCGATATATTAAGAAGTTTAAAGAATCCGCGCTTGACCTACAATATTCTTGAAACTGGACACATAAACGAGCGTGACAAAGAAGAATATAAAGTTGAGATATTCGCAGATGGGAAAGCAGAAGAACCGCGAAACATAAAATATATTGTTTGCGAGGAAATGGATAAATGGGCAATAAGAAACACGAACTCCATAGAAGAAAATGTATTAAAGGCAATCATGAAGGTTGCAAACCGCAAAGATTATTGTGATGCCAAGGAATGGGCATCACGCAATCAAATCGCGTATAATATTGCCACAGAAGCGGTTACTATGGCAATTAACGATGCAAATAATGACATTGAAAAGACACTTGCAAAGTACGGTTTAACACCTTACGAAGACGGAAATCAATGGTGCATATTGCTTGGAAAAGACATTCAAGAGGGTATATGTGGCTTCGGAGATACAAGACCACAGGCTTTTATCGAGTTTCTGAGCGAGTTAATCAGCGAGGTAGCAACACAGCGAGCACCACAAGAGGAAACCAAGCAAGAGCAAAACACAAGGCAGTTGCGGGATGAATACACAATCGAACTCACCGATTGCGACAACGGCATTTTCTGCAAAGTTCACGACTTTAACCCCGATGCCAAAGATGCCTTTCTTGTCTTCAAGCGAGAGGAACAAGAGCAGATGTTCGGCAAGTTCCTACTGGATTCTATACGAGTCAAGATGGACGCAGACCTTTGCAGCAAGGCGAGAATTGATATTAAGATAACAACGATAGAAGATTAAACAATGGAAATAAAGGGCAAAGTTCATTGTCTGTTCGAGCAGTCGGGCACGTTTAAGCGAGAGTTTAAGAAACTTGGCTATGACGCAGAGGACTACGACATACAAGACAATTTCGGGGAGACAGACCACGTTATAGACCTTTTCAACGAAATTCGGGGGGGGGTACGATGGCAAACCGTCAGTTTTTGACAACATGACACCCGATGATTTGATTATAGCGTTCTTTCCGTGCATATATTTTTGCGCAATGTCGCAAGTCGCATTCAGTTGGGGAGCAACAAATTATCGCAAACTTTCTGTTAGAGAAAAGACGGATATGATACTTGAACGCTCACAGCATCGCGAACAATACTTTGCACTCGCAATAAAGATGCTTGCAATAGCCCAAGAACGAGGATTGCGGCTGGTCATGGAGAATCCTTGGAACGAGCAAACATATCTGAAAGCAAACTTCGTAATGCCGCCAACGCTCGTAGACAAGAACAGGATGATGAGGGGCGATTACTTTGTAAAGCCTACCGCCTATTTCTTCATTAACGCACAGCCGACAAAAGGCTTCACGTTGCAGAACGATAAGAAAAAGCGTACAATATTAGGCACAAAGAGCAGTAAAGAAAGCGGTTTGTGCAGTGAGGAACGCTCAATGATTTCGCCCGATTACGCGCGCAATTTTATTTGTGACTTTATAATAGGCAAGGCGCAGCAGCACACAATGCCCGAATTGCCTTTTGAATATTAACTTAATAAGTAAAATTAGTGTATGGAATTGCATTTAAGAAGTAACAATTCAGAATTGTATATTGGAGCAGATAACGGAAATTTATATCTTTCTGTTATGGATTCAAATTCTCAACGCTTGAATTACACCTTTTGCCTGAGTGAAGAAGATTTAGCACTTATAAACGCATATTTTCAGGCGCATAAAGCAGCGAATAAGTCAGACGATAAAAGTGAAGAAAAGAAAGATGAGCAGAAGTCTGCCGATAAGGTTGAACCATTTAAGGTTGGTGATTGGGTAATGAACAAGAGTGGGGCTACATTCAGCAACGGTTCAATAAGTGCTCGTGTTCAAAGAATTGAAGGGCACAAAATCTGGCTCGAACATGGAACGTATGTAAAAGAATGGGATTTAAAAAAAATAACGGATTAAAGAATATAAATATGAAAAGTAGACTAAAGATTAAAGCCCTCAAAGCAGGCGGAGTGTATGACCCACGGGGCAAAGAGTTCAACTCTTTCGGTGCTCGTAAAAGTATTCAGAGCATCATGCGCTTTAACAATGATGTAAACCATAGTTATAGAAAGCACATTCAGAGAGCGAAAAGTAAAGGTGTAGCACCATTTCCATTTTAAAGAACAAGAATTATGACATTAAACGAGTATCAGAAAGCCGCATTAACAACAGCGGTTTATCCGGCAGAGTTTAACACCCTTTATCCCGCCTTGGGAATGGCAGGAGAAGCAGGCGAAGTTGCGGACAAAGTAAAGAAGATTATCCGTGACACACAGATTACACGCAATGAACAGGGCGCAATCAATATTGAGCCACAGAAGGCAACCGAAATTGCAAAGGAAGTTGGCGATGTACTTTGGTATTGCGCCACTATTGCACACGATTTAGGTTACTCGCTCGAAAACATAGCACAGATGAACATCGAGAAGTTGCAGAGCCGCAAAAGAAGGGGTGTTTTAGGCGGTTCAGGAGATAATAGATAGTATTTATATAGTCGGTTACAAATTGTAACCGACTTAAAAGCAAAAAAGATTATGAAAGAAACAATAATATTCGAAGATTGCGATAACGGCATATACCTCAACTCTCATACAGAAACCTCAGAGGAAATAAAAGAACTCGTATGCGTATTTAAGAATGAAGAGAAGAACGAGGCTGTAGGTCGCTTCATCTTAGCGGATGTAATGTATGTCCTTGAAGAAGAAGACTGCAACAAGGCGAAGATAACAATAACAATAGAACCAATAAAGGACTAATTAACATGAAAGAAAAGATATTTAATTGGGGATTATTGGTTCTAAACCTGTTAGGCATCGCCCTTAATATTTATGTGTTTAATCCATTCCTTTTAACTCTAAATTTGATAGGAACAGCCCTAACTCTTGTAATGATAAAAGAAGATTAAAGATAAGATATGAAAAAACTATTCATTAAAATGGTCGATATGATGGGCAAAACAGGCTTGTCTATCTTCACTTTTCTTGTGTGTTCAGCATCTATCGCGGCATATAACAGCATCGGCATTATTCCAGCCGCAGCAATATTCGTTTCACAATGGGCGGTCGTAATCATCGCAGCCGCCACATGGACTAACAAGAATAAAGGATTATGAGAACAAAAGAGTTTTTAATCGGCATTATAATGCTACCTTTTGCCCTCTTAGGGGTTCTGTTGCTTGTTTTGGGCGTTCTTTTAAAGGCAATAGGGCTTTTACTTATGGGAGAGAAAAAAGCCGCAGAAAACGCTATAAACAAACCGCTATAATATGAGGCTATTCAGAAAGAGATTTGCAAGACTTAGAATGATTGTTGCGAAAGCACATCATTTCACGGTAGAAGAAAGAAAAGAATTTTCAGTATATTTCAACATATATGAGAAATTCGGGCACAACATCACGGCTTTAAATGCTGATGATGCCTTGATAAAGTATTTCAAGAAATACAAGCATAAGCACCATGCAGAACACCGAGAATTCTATTGGGGTGTTACTGACACCTTAGGCGCAAGCCGTTGGGGATATACATTCAAGGTGACAGACAAGGAAACAAAAAGAGTTTATTATTACGGATAAGACTATGAGCAGATTAAGTAAGGAAATTTGGAGCGAAAAGAATGTTGAAAGACTAATCAAGTTAGTTAGCAAGTACAATGTTCAACAGATTGCGGAAATCATGAATTTATCGCACTCAACCGTTAGCGCAAAGATACGCAGGTTAAGAGCACAGGGTATTCTGGACGAATCCAACAGCCGACATTCACAGAATGCAATGGCGGCAAAGTGGACGGACGAAGAAACAGAACAACTAACGCAGATGTATGTCTATGAGGGTATCTCAACACCACGAATCGCAAAGACACTCAACAAGTCGCTTTCCGCTGTTCAATGCAAAGTGGCTCGTATGCACCTGAAAAGAGAAGTAAGATGCACGAACGTATCAATAGCCGAACAAGCATCGAAGCAAGCGCACGACCATTGCAAGGGGTGTATTCGCAGAACATTCTGTTTCAGAACTTGGGGCGCAAAGGCTTATCTTGTCGGAAACAGATGTATGTAATTTTTTTAGGGGAAAAAAGTAAACCGATTAGTTTATTAAAATGAAGAAATATGATGTAGTGATAGGCATAGACCCCGATAGCGACAAAAATGGTGTTGCTTTCATCGAGGTGGCAACAAGGAAACTCGAAGTTTCCAGCCTTAACTTTTGGCAATTATATAGTTATCTTTACTTTCTAAAAGAAAAGTCAGTCAAACTGAACAAAACGGTTCTTATCGTTGTTGAGCACTCTAATTTCACGGCTCACAACTGGCACATTAAGGGCGGTAACAATAAGGCGGTTGCAAGCCGCATGGGGTACGATGTAGGACGATGCCACAGAACAGGCGAACTCATAGAACAAATGTGCGAACAATTAGCACTCGAATACAGACCACAAGCACCGCTTACAAAGGTTTGGAAAGGTTCGGATAGAAAAGTAACACATGAGGAAATTGTAAGCCTTACAGGGTTGATTTCTAAACGCACTAATCAAGAAGAAAGGGATGCAATCTTGCTCGCATGGGTAAATGCAGGATTTGCGATAAGACTTTAAAAGGGGGTTATATACTCCCTTTTTTTGTGCAAATATGCGTGAAATATAAACCGATTAGTTTATATTTGCATCGTTAATAATTTTACAAATTTTACACACATAAAAATTTTTAATTCATGGAGATTTTAACTCAAACGCAGGGATGGCTCTTGATTGGAGTATTCTTTATAGCCATGTTCGCAATACTGGCTATACTGCCAAAGGAACAGATGAGCAAGAAAGCATTCTTGGTGGGCAACCGAAATGTTTCTTGGCTTATCATGGGATTGTCTATGGCTGCAACGTGGGTATGGGCACCGTCTATGTTCACCGCAGCGGAAAAGTCGTACACGCAAGGATTTGCAGGCTTGTTTTGGTTTGTTGTTCCTAACGTGCTAACATTGCTAATGTTCGGATTCTTCGCAAAGAAGATGCGAGACCGCAAGCCTAACGGTTGGACTTTCTCGTATTGCGTCCGTGAGCAGTACAGCGACCGCAGTCATACATTGTATTTGGTCGAGAATGTAGTGTTGCAGATTTGTTCAATGGCGGTTCAGTTGTTAGCAGGCGGCATTATATTTAGCAAGATATGCGGATTACCATTCTTCGCCACAACCGTAGTATTGGCTCTTATTCCTCTTATTTATGCGTCATTTGACGGAATCCGAGGCACGGCAATATCAGACTTTGTGAAAATGCTCTTTATCGCAGGTGTTCTTTTGCTTGGATTGCCGCTAATGTTCTGCAATGCAGGTGTTGATACGTTCGTTAATGGTTTAGGCGGTATTTCGGGCGATTGTGGAAGCCTATTTTCTGCAAAAGGACTTGAAATTTTCTTGTCTTTCGGTATCCCATCGACAATCGGCTTGCTTTCAGGAACATTCGGAGACCAGATGTTTTGGCAGCGTGCATTTTCTGTTAGAAAGTTCGATGTTGCAAAAATGATGGTGCTTGCAGGACTTATGTTTGCTATCGTGCCTATCTGTTTAGGCTCATTTGGTTTCTTCGTTGCAGGTGGCGGCATCGAGGTCGCAGATAAGCAACTAACAAATGTTATGGCTGTTACTTCTTATTTGCCTCATTGGTTCTTGTATCTGTTTTTTGTTATGATTCTTTCAGGCTTGATTAGCACCGTAGACAGCGTTCTATGCGCCTTTTCTTCTGTTGGCGGTCATGATATTTACAACCGCATGAAGGAAAAGGGATATATCAAGAATATGCAGCCACTTGCATTTGCTCGTTTGTTCATGATTGTTATTTCTGTATTGGGAATTGCTATCGCTAACATTCCAGCCTTGGGCATTACAACATTGTGGCTAATATATGGTATGTTCCGAGCATCGGTTATGTTCCCAACAATATTTATCACAATAGGCTCAAAGATACATGAAAGGGGAATGTTTTACGGCATACTTTCCGCTTGGTTTATCGGATGGCCTCTATACATTTACGCATCACTCGACAAGAACACACCGCTTATCGTTGCAACCTCATTGTTTGTTGTTCTTGTTCCAGCACTATGCTCAAAATTCATTAAGGGTGGCAAAACATCATCATTAAATATTAACAACGAAGAAAACGAAGATTAAAACATGAAAAAGTTTTTATTTATCATCGTGCTAATGATGCTATGCGTTAAGGCATCAGCACAGATCTATGACGGCAAATTGCCGAGTACAACATGGCGAGTATTCATGCCTATTCAGACATCTTATGAATCGCCCGACGGCAAACATTCAGTAACGGCAGCACCGCAAATAATGTATCGGCAGAATATTGCCGATTGGTTGGCTGTTGAGGGTGTAGTAAACTACAACATTAACAATGAAGTTTTCTCGCCTAAGATATGGCTTGGAATAACCGTAGGCGAATTTGCTTTCATTCAGCGCAACAACTACAACTGCAAGACAGAACTATACGATACAGGACTTTCGGGAACGTGGAAGCATAAGTTGGTTGGCATAGATTTTACTTGGGATAACATTTTCGCTAATAAAGAATGGCTCGACAAAGACAGATTGCAGTTTGTCGCAACATTCGCAACACCTAATAACAAGTGGAATTTCAACGCAGGCTATTCTTGCCGCTATAAGGACGGTTTTGTGGCTAATGTGCGGTATAATATTCAGAACGGCATAAGACTACAAGGAAAGTTGGATTGCGGCACTAAGAATATACAATGTTCGTGCATTTGGGATTTCAACAATTAGCAAATATAGGGAACTTGTCGGAAGGCAAGTTCCTATCTTAAAATATTTCTAAATACAAAATAATGGCTAAAATTAAGACAGAGAAAAAGACGGTAGCGTTGAGTTCGCTTATCGAGAATCCAAAGAATCCGAACATACACCCGAAGGAGCAGATTCAGGACATTGCGAAGTCTATCAAGGAGTATGGTCAGTATTACCCAATCATCATAGATGAGGGCAACATGATTCTTGCAGGACATGGAAAGAAAAAGGCTTTGGAACTACTCGAAAGCGAGACAGCCGATGTAATACAGATGTTTGGATTGACGGCAAAGCAGAAAAACAAAATCTTGCTTTCTGACAACAAAATCCAGACAATGTCATTCTTAGACCACCGCATCGAAGAAAGCCTCATCAGAGAGATTGGCGATGTTGATATTATCGGTTACAATGCTGATTATGTTGCAGACCTTATTCACCCTGTATCGGTTGATACAATAGGGGTTGAAACAATGAAGCCAACGGCTCAATATGCAGCCGAGGCGCAGCAGATGAACACACCAACACCGCCACCGATGCCAGCAGCAACAACACCGCCTCCGGCACAGAGTGGAGAGTATCAGCCGCAAAGTGAACAAGCATATCAGCCAACACCACAGCCGCCAGTTGATGATGCAGACCCTATGGCATCGTTCACATCAAAGCATTATATCACTTGCCCACATTGCGGACAGCAGATTGAAATTTAATATCAACAAATAGCCGTGTCTAACGAAAGAAGGGCACGGCTATAAACTTAAAATGATATGGAACAGAAAGATATTTTCGCATCATTGAAGAATATGCAATTCTTAGACCGTGATTTGATTAAGCCTAACGGATACAATCCAAATCACGTCATGAAGCAAAACATGGAGTATTTGAAACAGAGCATTTTGGCTAACGGCTTTTGTTTCCCTATTGTGATTAGACCCGATTACACCATCATTGATGGTTATCATAGATGGCTTGTAAGTGGCGAAGAGCCATTGCGCAAGATGATGGGCGGCAAGATTCCAGCCGTTATCGTGGCACACAAGGATAAGATAGATGATATTGCAGGCACTATCTCTTTCAATAAGGCAAGAGGCGAGCACCTGTTAGACCCAATGGAAAACATCGTGCAGACCTTGATGAAAGAGGGGTATAATCTTAACGAGATGGCTCATAAACTTAACATGAGCAAGGAAGAATTATACCGTCTATCTAATGTATCAAGAGAGGACTTCTTGAAGATGATGAGCAAAGATAATGTTTATTCAGCCGCAGTAAAAATTTAAGATTATGGGATATGAGCATAAAAGTTTGGGGATGAACGTATATGAAGCAGCGGAAAGACGCATACTTCATGTATTTTCAAACCATTACAAGGTTAATCTTTCATTTTCGGGGGGAAAGGATAGTATCGTCCTGTTTCTTGTAACCATCGCAACCATGCGCAAGTATGGCATCGATTACAAGCGTCTAACGGTTACATTCGTAGATGAAGAAGCCATATTCCCCGATGTTCCCGATGTTGTAATGCAGTACCGAAGACAATGTATGTCTTTGGGCATTACTTTTTATTGGCTATGCTTGCCTTGGAGACATTACAACTGCACGAACACGCTCAACGATGATGAATCTTGGACTTGTTGGGATATGCGAGCAAGGGATAAGTGGATAAGACCGATGCCCGAATTTGCATTAAGATGGCATCCCGATTTTGAGTATGGTATGTCGTATCAGCAATTCTTCAAGAATGTAGCAAAGAAGCATCCCGAATTTGTGCAGTTGATAGGTGTCCGTGCATCTGAATCAATTCAGCGTATGGCATGGATGCGTAACAGAGCCTATCAACACCATGTTATCAGACAAAGTGAGTATTATATAATATACGATTGGAAAGATACTGATGTGTGGAAGATAATCAAGGACAATAACGCACCTTTCCCGAAAACATACATCAACCTATGGAGAATAAAGGCAAAGATGCGTATGTCTCAGATTTTTGCAGCCGACACTTGCAAGAGTATTCCGCACATGCTCAAATTCTATCCTCACTTCTATGATGCAATTAAAAGGCGATGCCCGAATGTTGATATTGTGTTGTTGTATTGGGATACTCGAATGTTCAAGGGCAAGAAGCAGGAGAGCCAGCACAAGACCGAATTAACAGAAGCGGAATATAAGGTAAAAATCCGCAATATGATAGCGCAAGGCAAGGCAGAGGGGCGCAAGGATAAGGGGTTCAAGAATGCCGTGAACGCTTGGGGTAAGATTGAGCGTTATGACAATATGCAACTTGACCTATACAAGAATATTCTAATCATGCTTGACGGTGGCGATGCGAAAATGCGCACATATAGGGCATTTTTATTCGGCATACATCAAAGCCTTGTAAAGAAACATAAAGATGGCAAATAAGGGCAGGAAAGCAACGAGGCGAAGAATGAGCAAGCAGAAAGAGGAGTTTATCGATGCTTTCGCAAAATCGCTTGCTCTTATCTCGTCTACTTGTCGAAAGGTAGGTATCAGCCGACCGACATTTTACAACTGGTATAATTCAGATGAACTCTTTGCAGAGCAGATAGATGATATAAGGGAACTATGCAAGGATTCAGTCGAGAATGAGATTTTCAAGAAGATAAAAGACGGTGATACGGCTATGATTATCTTCTATGCCAAAACTCGCATGAAAGACCGTGGATATGTCGAGCGGCAAGAACTGACAGGCAAGGACGGAGAGGAACTGGTAAAGGCGCAAGATGTTGATTTATCTACCTTATCGGACGAGCAGAAAAATGTGTTACTTGAAATCGGGAAGGGGTTGTTGAATAAGAAAGAATGAAACAGAAAGTTGATATAGAAAAGTTGGCTCTATTGGTGGTTGCGGACAAGTGTCGCAAGGATTTTTTTTTCTTCTTGCAGACATTTTGGGATGTCATCATCAAGGAAGACCCTATATTCAACTGGCATATTCCGTACTTGTGCAAGGAACTTGAAAAACTATCAGAGTGCATCGTAAAGAGAGAGCCAAAGCCTTATGACTTGATTATCAACATACCGCCGGGCACAACGAAGTCTACCATTGTAACGGTAATGTTCCCCGTGTGGTTATGGACGCAAGACCCAACGCTTAGAATTATCACAAACTCGTATTCTGGATTGTTGAGTATCGACCACGCAACAAAAAGTAAGGATATAATCTTGTCCGACAAGTTCAAAATGTTGTTTCCTAACATAGTGATTAGACCCGACAAATCGGGTAAACAGAACTATCAAAATACGGAAACAGGCTTTCGATATGCTACTTCTACGGGCGCAACTATCACTGGTTTTCATGCGCACGTTATCATCAACGATGACCCACAGAATCCGAAGCAAGCGGAGAGTGAGTTAATGAGAGAAACAGCCAACGAACATACGAAAACACTATCTTCACGAAAGGTAGATAAGGCTAATACACCTGTCATAACCATCATGCAGAGATTGCACGAAGAAGATGTGACAGGTTATCTTCTTAAAAAGAAATCCGAGCATATCAAGCATATATGTTTGCCAGCCGAGGATTGCGATAATGTGCAGCCAGCCGATTTGCGCAAGTATTATGTCGATGGCTTGTTAGATGTACGCAGATTGAACAGATCCGTATTGGACGAGGCAAAAACGGATTTAGGTTCACGAGGATACGCAGGGCAGTATCAGCAAAGACCTTACGTCGAAGAGGGTAATATCGTACATCGTGATTGGTTTAAGACGATTAACAAGCAGGAGTTTGTGGCTCTGCATTGGAAAGAGCCTATTGTATTCTTTCTTGATACCGCCTATGACGAGAAAGGCAAATCAGATAACGACCCTTCGGGCATCATCGCAACTTGCCGCATAAAGAACACACTGTATATCGTACATGCTCAAAAGGTTTACAAGGATTTTCCGCAACTTGTCGAGTTCTTGCCGCAATACTTGTATGCCCACGGCTACAATAGCAGCGGAAGCCTTAGAGTTGAGCCTAAGGCGAGTGGAAAGTCTGTTGTTCAATACTTGAAGAACTATACGGACTTAAATGTGGTAGAAACACCGTCACCAAAAGACAGCAAGAGCGCAAGACTTTACGCAGCCAGTCCGTCCGTTGAGGGCGGTCGTGTGGTACTTGTCGAAGGTGATTGGAACGAAGAATTTATAGACGAACTATGCGGATTCCCTTCAAAGCCTCATGATGAATATGTAGATGTCTTAGGATATGCCGTAACATATCATCTGAATGGCGATTGGTCGGACGAGGACGAGAACGATGAAGAAATTGAGAATGAAATTTATTAAAAATATAAGATATGACGATTAACGAAATCATGAATCCAAACCGTCCTATTGCTGAAATAATAGACGATTTGAAGCAAAAGAGCATCAGCGTGCCATCTTGGGAGCAACTTGAAAAGGAATACGACCCGAAGAAGCACGGAGTACACACAGAGAAAACATATCATGACAAGGTTGTAGGTGGCGAACTTGTCAAGATGTGCCGTGTAACTTTGGGGCTTGAAAAACTCGCTACAAAACGCATGGCAGAATTGCTATTCGGTATTCCTTGCAAGCGTATATATCAGAACATCGAGAATGACAGGCAGAAGCAAGCAAGAAATATCATTGAGGCTATATATGCCAAGAACCGAATAGATAGCGTAAATCTGCATCGTGCAAGGGCATTGTATGCGAGTTGCGAGGTAATGACAATCTGGTACACACAGCCAACACCAACATTGTACGCAGGTGTTTCTTCATCGCTGAAACTTAGATGCCGTACCTTTTCGCCAATGGATAAGGCAGAACTTTATCCGCTATTTGACGATTACGATGATTTGGTGGCATTGTCTGTTAGTTATTCTCGCATAGTGAATAATGTAACCTTGCAGTATTTCGAGACATACACCGCAACAGAACATGTGCGATGGGTAGGCAATGGCACAACTTGGCAGGAAGATATGGAAAGGGAAGCAATACATATCGAGAAAATAGCAGGTGTTTATGCGCATATTCCCGAGGCAATATGGGAAGATGAGCACAACAACGTAGAAGAAATTGAATGGACGCTATCACGCAATGGAAACTACATCAGAAAGAACAGCAAGCCAACATGGGTTGAGTGCGTAGATGCGCAGGAAATGCGCAGTTTGCGAGGCAATAAGGAAGATAACAGCGACACAAGCGCAAGAAACATATTGCGCTATCCGAAAGGCTCAACCGTAGGCTATCAGACTTGGAATCAAGCCACAGATGCAACAAAGTTTCATGTTGAGACATTGCGAAAGAACTTTTTTCGCCAGTTACAACTACCCGATATGTCGATGGACGAAATGAAGAATACCAATATGAGCGGAGAGGCTCGCAAAATGATGTTTATCGATGCCCAGTTAAAGGTTGTAGATGAGCAGGGTGTTTGGATTGAGTTCTTGCATCGTGAGTTCTCTGTTATCCGTGCCTTCGCTGAAAGAATGTTCCCTGAGTATTCAGCCGAAATTGCAAGTCTTGAATGTGAGATACAGATTACTCCGTGGCGCATCGAGGACGAGGGCGATAAGATTAACAATTACACAAGCGCAACAGGTGGCAAGGCGATAATGAGCCAGCGCACCGCCATTGAGCAGTTGGGAAAGGTTGAAGATGTAGATGATGAACTTGCTCGAATACAAGCGGAAGATACCGCAGACATATTCGAGCCAACGATGTAATAGCGTATGGATTGGGGAAGTATCATAATGACCTTGATAGGCACTATCTTAGGCGGTGGCGGTGTTCTATTTTGGAAGCAGGATAAGAGGGCAAAGGAACTCGAAAACGAAGCGAAGCAGAGCGATGAATGGCGCAAGTTGTACGAGCGTTCAGAACAGGACAGCAAGGACAAGGACAGCAAAATCGACACGCTATATGACGAGAAAAAAGAACTCCGAGAGCGTTACGAGCAGAAATGCGAGGAGTGCAACAAGTTGAAACTTGAAAAGCAGCGTTTAGAGTTTCAGAAGTGCGAGGTGTTCGATTGCTTGAAGCGCGTACCACCGAGATTTTCCGCGGCACAAAACAATTAACGAATGGCAGGTATCTATTTTGAAGCAGCCGCCTTTGATGAGCGGTTAAAGAAAGGAACAATCCGCAGATGCAAGAACATCACGGAGTTGTATAACGAGTTAATCGCATCAGCGGTTGGCATAGTGCCAGCCAGCATTACAGCGCAAGATGCAGAATCGGGGTTCTATTTTCAGAATTACCCGATTCTGCATAAGCGTATCAATGCGCTTATCGAGAAATTAGCAGACAACTTACAGACAAACATCACGGATGGCAACACGGACGCATGGGATATATCTAATGCAAAGTATGACGCACTTATCAAGATGATAAAGGATAAGGCAGACAAGGCAGGTGTCGATGTTAGCGGCAAACTATTGAAGAAGTGGAACGACCACAATCTTTCTGCCTTGCAAGCCTTTCAAGACCGAGAAATTAACGGTGTGAACTTGTCTAAACGTATATGGAATTTGACACAGCAGACAAAATCCGAGTTGGAGTTGGCTATGGAAATAGGCATCGGTGACGGCAAATCAGCCGCAGATCTTAGCCGTGATGTGCGCAAGTATCTGAAAGACCCGAACAAACTATTTCGCAGAGTAAGAGATAAAAAAACAGGTCAGTTAAGGCTATCGAAGGCGGCAGCAGCATATCATCCGGGCAGGGGAAAGTATCGTTCATCGTACAAGAACGCTCTACGCATGACCGCAACCGAGAACAACATGGCTTATCGGTCGGCTGATTATGAGCGTAATCAAGAACTTGACTTTGTGTTAGGCATCGAAATACACCTTTCGGGCAATCACCCTGTTGTGGATATATGCGATGATTTGAAAGGCAAATACCCGAAAACATTCAAGTTTACAGGTTGGCATCCGTGGTGTCGCTGTTACACAACAACGATACTCCCGAAGCAGGAAGATATGCTGAATTACTTGTCTATGTCCGCAGAAGAACAGGCACAGACCCCATTTTCGGGGCAAATCACAGACTTTCCCGACAAATTCAAGGGTTTTATTACAGAGAATGAAGAAAGGCTGAAAAACGCAAAGAATGTGCCTTTGTTTATTCAAGACAATAAAAAGGCGGTCGATAAGATTCTTAATCCTAAACTTTCTATTGCTGAAAGGGCGAAGATTAGGCATGAACAGCGCACCGAGGCGCAGAAAGCGGCTATACAGAACGCATGGAACGAGCGACAGAAGAAGCACGCACTTATCAATAAGACGGCTAACAATGTTCTGAACGTGGCGAAGGAATATGGCGAGGTAGATATGTCAGCGTTGCAGGCTGCAATATCGAGCGGCAATATTGATGCAATGAAAGCAGAGGCAAAGAGTGTTGCAAAGGTTGTGGCTGAAACAAAGAAGCAAGAACAAGCACTTGCCGACTTAATTCCAGATGCTCACCTATACCACAAGACCGTATCGATGGACGAGTTGCAACAGACTTATTCAGCCGTCCAATCAAAGTTGCAGCAATGGGCATCTTTGCCGCTTGAAAAGCAAGAAAAGAAATTGACATTTGAAGCCGTTGATTTCTTAGGCGGCAATATGAACAACGTGCAAGATAAATATCCGAACACTTGGTTTATATCGCAAAAGGCATATTCCTTGCAGTTGGGTAAAGTGAAGTACACTATCAACACAAACAAACTTGTTGATAATTTACAGGCTGCAAAGGCATTTTCACAAGCACACCCGAAAGCGACAAAGATGGCATCACTTATTTCTGAATTTGATGCAGCACTTGCAAATAAAGAATCTTTGTCTGATTTGCAGTTAAAGGCTGATGCGGTAATCAAGGATTACAATGCCCGTTTGTCAAGAATTGCGAAAAAGAGTGCAAAGGCTAATTCTGTTACTTTTGATAGTTCAGCATTCACGCAGAAACGCAAGAATGCCGCACTATGGGATACCGGAGATGGAACGCTTGCCGACAAAACGCTTGTCGATGATGCTGCAAAAGTGTGGAAGGGCGCAACCGAAGCCGAGAAAGACGCTATATACGACTACACGGTACATTTTTGCGATGTAAATGAACCGCTCGAAGGGCGCAAGTATTACAATTCGCAGTCAAAGGCTAAATTTACGAAGAAAGTAAATAATATGACATCGTACATTAACCGTAGCGAATTACCGTGCGATATGTGGACAACAAGAGGCGATTCGGATATTTCTGTCATTGATTCTCGAATAAGATTTGCAGGCGGCACACCACCTGTTAACGGCAATCTTGATGATTATGTAGGAATGGTTATGCAAGAGGGCGGATTCATGAGTACAGCCAGTCGAAAAGGTGAAGGATTCAGCACAAGAGATATTATCCTTAACGTGTATGCACCGAAGGGAACGAAAGCAGCCTATGTTGAGCCATTTTCGGGCTTTGGTTGTGGCAAAGGTAGAAATTGGTCGGGTGATGAACGATTTACGATATTTTCTGACGAACAGGAAACGCTATTTCAGCGTGGAACGAAGATGCGCATAACAAAGATTTATCGAGACAATGGAAAGATATATATTGATTGCGACATCATTGAGCAAGAAATAAAAGATTTATCTTATGTGAGGGATTCTGATATAGGCTATTAAACAGAAAAAAAGGGAGCATCACTTAGTTGCTCCCTTTTTATATGCCTTGTAGTATTCCGGAAATTCTTTTATACAATCAACCATAGACAATCCACCTTTTCCGCAGCGATTAAATAGTAATGCCTTTAAAGACACAGGTACTTTATCATCGCTTTCAAACATCAGCATTCCCATGTTTCCGTATTCATCAAGCATTCGCATTAAAGTTTCTTTGCCGTCATCGGTTGTGTTCCATTCGCACCATTGTTTCTCATAGTCCCAAAACAAGGCATCATTACCGCCTTTGTTAGGGTTTGCCTTCTCGCCTTTGTAATAGCGGCAGAAAGGGATAAAAATCTTTGTTTCCATGTTGATATATGTTTATGCACCGCAAGCAATATCGCCAGCGGTGCAAAGGTAGTGATTAAATGTCGTTTCTCCTTCTTATTTCGGCTTTTCTTTCTCATCGGATTGGATTTGCCCGAGACTTTCGCAAATGTCGCTCGATATGGCATCTGTAAATCCTTTCACTCCCTTAATGATGTTATCCTTTACATCGTTAAGTGATTCATACACGCTATCGCTATGAATCTGTTTCTGAGCCTCGTCTATGGTTTCTTTTAGTGTTTTGAATGTGCGGACACCAGCCGCAAAATCTTCAATGATTTCTCCCATTTTAGTATTTGTATTAAAGTTAGATAATTGCTACTCGGTAGCCTTTACGAATCAACAGGGGCAAATTCGATGCCAAAGCATCAATCGGAAAGTGTGAATATTTCGTACCTCTGTATTTGAGTATTTCCTTGTTAAGTACCTTGTTCAGAACTTCTGCATCATCACCGAATGCAAAGTAACCTATTAGGCGAACAAGAATTACAGCATCGGGTTGTGATTCCTTAGCCTTTGCAGCATTTTCTATTGCTCTTTCTATAAATCCCATATCTTTTAAATTTTGTGGTAGCCCCAAATCGGGGCTACCGTGTATTATTACTTGTTGTAGTTTCTTGCCCACTCTTCAAACTTCTCATCCAAATAGATTCCGTAAGTGCGAATAAAGAACATATCGCCTGTTCCATCGCCCCACCAATCATTATGATAGGCAAAGAACTCAGTTGCGCCATGACCTTAGCCCAACATGCCGAGTTTCTTGTATATTGAGCGGAACAATGCCGAACGCTTGCGACCGTCAGGGAAATGCCCAGCGTTCTTCGCATCGTTGGTGCAATATCCCATACTCATGTCTGTACCACCGACAAAATCCATATCGCAATCGCCCCAAACACCCTCATGAATTGTGTCGGCTAAGATTTGCTTTTCATCATCGGTCAGTTTGTCGAGTTCGGCAAACGCACGCTTGATTGTTTCTTCGGGTGTCTCAGGCTCTGCCTTTACTTCTTTTTCGGCAAGTGTAGTCAGGTCGAAAAACTTGTAACTTGTTTCGACATAGCGCAAATCTGCAATAAAGTGCCCTTTGCACTTGATTACTTTTGCGCGTATTGTGTGCGCAATATCCAAATCCTCATCAAGGAACGTAACGCAACGATCCTTTACAACGTGACAGCCGTCTACCATAAGGATTGCTATATCCTCAACGTGCTTGTAAATTACATCGTTGCCGAAAAACTCATTGATTGTTGCCTTGATGTCAGCGATTGAATTGCAGTGTGAAATTGAAAACTTTTCCATTGTCTTTAAATTTTTATTGTTAATATTTGCAACATCTTCTCTGTAATCATTGAAATTAACGCAATCTTCGGCATTATCTTTAATCCAAGCAAGAGCCTTTTCACGCAGATTATCTACTGTGTCATCTGCTTCTTCTGCATCGAAGAACTCAGGAATAAATCCGTATGTATTCTCAACATACTTGCTCAACCACTCTGTGCAAGAGTTGTAATTAGCGAGGTAATACTTCTGTTCTTCGTTGAACCAACCCTTAACGATTTCTTTCAAATTTGCTTTCATGTCTTTAAATTTTAAATTGTTATTATTTCTGTTTGACTTTGCAAATATATAAAGAATATTTATATTACCAAAACAATTTTAAAGAAATTTTATGTTTTTGTGCGTTTTTTTCTGAGGCTCTATTTTGGGTAACAAAAGTAACAAAAGTAACAAAATGTTACCTTTCGCTTCTAAATTATTGATAATCAAATATATATGGGTTAAAAGTAATAAAATGTTACTTTTGTAACAAAATATCTATATAATACATTGATAATCAATTAAATGCAGATAAAAAGTAACAAAAGTAACAAAATGTTACCTTTCGCTTCTAAACGCTTGAATATTAAAAGGTTATAACAAACGTATCTTTTGAGCCTTTATTATTATTTTTTATTTATTATTATAATTATAATATATATATTATATAAACAAAAAGAAGAAAAAATAAAAAGAAGAAAGGCTGAAAATGTAAATTTACTTTATATATTTGCATCGTTTAAACAAAAAATACGATATGAGCGTAAAAAAGTACATTGCAGACAAACTCACAGAAAAATTCGAGGGTGTCGATGAGGAAGTAATCAGCAGGGTTTCAGTTGCGGCTGCAAAAAACTGCAAGACAGAGGAAGATGCGGACGCTTGGATTGAAAAGCAGACCGTTCATACTCTTTACAAATCATACACAGATAGCCGTGTAACCGATGCCGCTAACAAGTCTGTTAAGACTTACGAAGCGAAGTATGGGCTGAAAGATGGAAAGAAAGTGAAGAAAGAGCCAGAAGATGATGATGACGATGATGATGATGACGAAGGCAAGGGCAAGAAGAAAGACGATATGCCAGCGTGGGCGAAGTCGATGTTTGAGCGTTTAGATGCCTTGCAGCAAGACAAGACAAAGAACACACGAAGAAACAGCCTTACTGAGGCATTGAAAGATGTCAAGGACGAGAACAAGGCTAATTTCTTGAAAGCATACGAGCGTATGAGTTTCAAGGACGATGATGACTTTAACGACTGGCTCGAAAATGATGTAAAGTCTTTTGCCGAGGAAGCCATCAAGAAACAGAAGGTTGATGAAAGCCATGTTTCAGCCCCGAAAGCAGGTCGCACGGACAACACAAAGGAAATCAATCCTATTTTGAAGGCTCGTATCGAGGCGAACGAGAAGCAAGCACCGCAGACATCAGTATTGCGAGGCTTGGGAACTCAAACAACAGAGTAATTAACATTAAATCGAAAAAAGATGTCAAGAACAAATTTCACAGACATTCCCGAAAACGACCCTATCCGCATTGAACAGGTGTTCGCAGAGCGTCCCGCAGGTGTCTTGGTTGTAGACCCACATTTCGATGTATTCGCTACAACAGCAATCGGAAAGGATGCCAACGGCAAGTACAACATTATCAAGTGTTGCCGTGTCGTTGAGAACGCAGCAGCAGACGCTACATCTGTAAAGGTCGCAAAGGGTTCGGGGATTGAAAAGAATGATTTTCTTGCCATTGGCAAGAAAGCAGTCAAGGCAACGAACGTATCAACATCTAACGCAAGTTATGATGTAGTAACAATTTCGATGGGTGTTGCGCTCAAAGCAGGCGATTGTCTGTATCAAGCAGCCGCAGCATCTGCAGACGCAGCCGAGCCAATCTACACTCCCGAAGGTGTTATTGGTAACGATTTAAAGACAGGCATTTCCGCAGAATTGCCTATCCGTTTCATCGTAGGCGCAGTATTGAGAAAGGAAACGGCTTGTATCTCCCCAGAGTGTGCAGCCATTATCGGAACGATTAAACTTGTATAATCATGAACGCACCATTATTCGACATTGACCAGCGAGGAATGGAAGTAGAGGTTAATTCATACAAGCCCGGAACAGGCTTTGCGTGGAGAACACTTTTTCCGCTGAAATTTACATCTAAATTCAACTTAAAGGGAATTGAGGGCAACGATGGTATTCCGGTATCGGCAGACCGTGTGGCTTTCAATGCGAAAGCACCGAAGAAAACAAGAAAGAAGGTCGGTACTTGGAATGCTCAGTTGAGCAAGTTCGAGGTATCAAGAGAAAAGGACGAAATCGAGGTAAATGAATACCTTGATTTGCGCACGATTGCAGCCGCTAACACAGAGGACAAGGCAACAGCAACAGAACTTGTGAACATGGTCTATGACGATGTGAAGTTCGTATCTGACGCAATGGACGCAAGAGCAGAGATTGAGGCTTTGCGTGTCGGTTCTCTTGGAAAGCGTGTCTTCTCTACGACCTATGACGGTGACATGGCAGAGAGTGAGGAAATCAACTTCAACGTGCCTACCGAGAACTTCATCGGAGCAACAACCAAGTGGAGCACAATCGCAACAGCAGACGGATTGGCAGATATTAAGCGTGGTGTAACGCTTATCAAGAAGAAAGGTTTGCCAGTACCACGTTACGCTATCATGTCGCAGACAGCGTTTGATTACCTTGCAGCGCAGGCGAAGGTTATCAAGAAGGTTGCATCTGCAATCTTGCAGGTTACAGGCTTGGAGAGTGCAGAAGATGTTACGCTTGATTCTATCAACGCATATCAGCGCAGACACAATCAGCCGCAGATTCTCGTACTTGATTCTTACGTTACTATCGAGGACAAGGACGGAAAGCAGCACGCAGAGCAGCCTTGGAACGAAAACAGCGTAGTCTTGTCTCCCGAGCCACGTTTGGGATACACTTACTACAAGCCAGTTCCGATGGTTCAGAATACCGCAGCATTGCAGACACAGGGCAGTTTCTACAAGGTTACTCGTTACAGCGAGTTAAATCCAACTTTGGAGGTAACAATGGCAGAAGCATATATGCAGCCAGCACTTACCAATCGCCGAAGCCTTGTGTACTTGAACGCTATGGCTACAACATGGAACGATGGCGATGAGTAATAACCTCAATATTGAAATAGTATGCTAATAAGCGAATCTTTGCGTTCCATTTCGCTCTATCCGATACCGCCAACGACAATAAAGTGTATCATGGCAGAATGTAACTTGTTGGACGAAGATGTTAATCAAAGCATTATGATGTCCGCAAGTTACAAGAGGGCAAAGGCAAAAGTTTATCTTTTCCTTGCTGATGCGCCTAATGTCTCAGAGGCAGGGGCTAACTATTCTTTCAGTCAATCTGAACGAGAGAATATGCGCAGAAATGCTGAAATATTGCTTTCTGAAATCGGAGATACGCAGGGCGAATATGGCTATATAGGCGAAGACTTCTTTCAACAATAGAGAAAATGATATACGGTAGGCATTACATACAGAAAAAGGCAACAGATGCAGACGGCTACATCAACGAAGATGGCGATTACATAGCCAGCGATAGCGAGTGGAGCAAGGACAAAATTCTTTGCGACATCGTAGCCGAGAATGGGCGAATCAGCGCAGCGCATTATGCCGATGGTATAGAAAGAGCCTATTCGTATGTCATTTCTTTGGATTTGGATTGCCCCGATTTCAAGATAGGCGAAAAGGTGCTAATCACTAACTCAACAACGCAGGAAGAAAAGACGGTTGTCGGCTTTCAGCGTTACAGCATTATCGTGAAGATATGGGTATGACGGCAGACCACGACCCGATAGCAGCCTTTGCAGCCTATACCGCAGCCGTTGAGAAAATCGTTAATGTTCGTGTGCAGACAGCCTTGCAAATGCTTGGTTCGGAATGCGTGAACAAGATACGAGACCGCAGGCAAGAAGAAAGTTGGTTTGACCAAACAGGCAATTTGCGCTCAAGCATCGGAATGGCAGTCGTTAATCGTGGAAAGATAGCGGTTGAATCGGCATTTAAGACCATTCTTAAAGGCGCAAAAGGCAGCGAGGAAGGGCGCAAGTACGTTGAATCACTCGCACATCTATTCGCAGATACTTATTCGTTAGTTGTTGTTGCAGGTATGAGTTATGCGGAATATGTCGAGGCTATGGAAAGCAAGGATGTACTTGCCAGCACCGAAGTTTGGGCATCAAAAGAGTTGAAGAAGTACATAGATGCAGCAATGACAGGCGCAAAGAAAGACATCGCTAAATTGAAAATGTAGCAGCAGTATGAAAACAATATACGACATAAAGACTGACATATACAAGTATCTGAAAGGTTCTAAGTTGGCAAAGGCTGTTGATGGTGAACTTATCAAGGGTACAAGGACAGAAAGCGGCAAAGAGGACATCGTGATACACACACCAGCCGAAGCACCATTTGCCGAATTGCAGGACATTGTTGTATATGTAAATATCTATACGCAAGACAAGCAGAAAGGGGCGGATTTCGTGGAAAACGACCCACGGATAAAGGCTTTATCAAAAGTCGGCTATGAAGTCTTAAAAAAGGCAAAAGGCGATACCTTTTCTTTCTGGTGTTCAGCGCAACAGATATTCGCTGTTGAGGCTACACATGAGCACGCTATTTCATTTAAATTGTTATATCGAAATTACGAAGAAAATTATTAAAATCATTTAGACTATGGCAGTATTATCTTGGGGAAAGCCAACAATATATGTAAAGTGCCTTTCAGATTCGGGCGCAGTTTGGCGAAAGTTTCCTACACCAGCCGAAGATTCTACAACCTTGGAAACAACCGATGGCGAAAAGACAGAGGCAAAGTTTGAGGGTGGCGAGAATGAAGATGTAAAGTATTCTCGTAATACTTACGAGTTGAAATCAGATGTACGAGTGGCAAAGGGAAAGAATGTACCTTATGCCGATGAGGACGGTGTTATTTCGGGCATTCATGCTGTTATTGTGCAGCCCGAAGAGGCAGATTGTCCGGCTCTTTACATCGAGCGTTCAAGTATGCACGCAAGTGCATCTTACAGCGCAGCAGACGGCTCAAAGCGTACTTATTCATGGTCGGCTTTGAAAGCAAAGTACGGCACACAGATTAAGTTCGGAAAAGTTACCGTCACTACGAATTCAAGCACAGGCGCAATCTCGAACATCCAGTTCAAGCAGGAGAGTATCGAAGGTACAGACGGCAGCGTTAAGGAGTTCACAGAGGTTTCTCTGTTCAACGTGACAGATGCAGGTGCTTCACCCGTCTATGTTGATACGACACAGGAAGTTGCAGCACCTTAATTGCGAATTTTTATTTACGATGGTTCAATAGTGGAATCGTGGAGTTGATTGTATATTTACAGGATTCTCCACGATTTTTTAGAAAAAAGAAGAAGATGAAAACAAAGGTTATCGGAAATGACTGCATCTTGCAATTTACACAATACAAGGTTGTTGGTCGTAACAAGACATCGCTTGATATGCGGAATGCAAGCAATATCAAGGTGTTCATCGGATATTCGCAGGATTCGCTGAAACAGATTGATGATGCCGACATCGAGATAGGCGGCGAACACCACAACATCGTACAGGTGTACTTGCATGGTCGTGATAATTTCTTCCAGCGCGCAGGCATCTTGCAGATGGTGATTGACTTTGATTTCGAGATTGAAGAAAACAAAGTTATCCCAATGCGAGCCACGGACGAGGGTGTTTTGCGGCTCGTTCGCACAACTGATGAGGCTTTGCAGATGGGTATTCAAGACACCGAATTTGATGATGATATTGTGCAGTCAGACAATATCGTTGTAATCGGTGCTTATTCCTTCTGTGTTATCAACGAGTTCGCGGCAGGTATGCTCACGACCAACCCCGATATTATGGATGAAGACCCGACAATTGAGGGGCACGACAAAGTATTTTCTGTTTCCGCTGTTATGCAGATACGAAACCGGCTGATTGAAAAAATCGAGGGCGTTGTGTTTACCGAAGGGGAGTGGAAAGCAATGACGCAGGAACAGCAAGATGAGCAGATACACAACGCAGATGTTGCAGGAAAGATATTGTATGTAACAAAAGATTAAGGCTTATGATTTTCAAGGGGGAAAGGCAAGTAACAAAAATGTTTGTTCGAGGCTTTGAAGTTCTTGAAGCGTACAAGGGGGGCAAACTTGTGTTCTCGCAATCAGAAAGGCATCATAGGCACGATTTCGTAGATTTAGATGGCTATTATACAAGAGCCGAAATTGACGCAAAATTTGAGCACTTAATCAACATCTATGGCGAGGGCGGAACACCGCAAACAAATATTATCGACATCAACGATAGCGGAAGCCTCATATTTCAGACTATCAGAAATGCACCGCCAAACAGCATTTGGGTGGGCAAAGACGGAGACAAGAAATATACGCTCAATGTTTCAACAATCAATAGCCGCACATACAGCATCAGTTACTTTACAGGCTTAACAACAGAGTATATAGATGTTACAGCCGATGGAGAGAAGAACAGGCGATTTGTTCGCTATTATTTAACTTAATTTTTTTACAAAAATGACAGAAAAACAAATTTTTCCAGAAACCGTTGGCAGTGCCGTTAAGGTACAGAATCCACTTGATGCCAATTCGGAAACAAACGACACTACGCTTAACGAGGTGTTGAATGACTTGGCAGATGCCATCGGAAGTGGTGGCGGTGGCGGTGGTGATTCAATCCCAGCAAACACCCCTGTTACAGATGTAGATTTCGGCTCAATACCGAAGGGCACGGACATCAGCGGTATGGATATTGCGACACTAATCAACAACGCAACGCACGCAGAATATGCGCCTGTTTTCGCAGACGCAACGGCAAGCATTGCGGCAAAGATTGGAACAATAGTAGAGGTTGGAACAATCGTTCCATCTTTATCTGAAAGCAACTTTAACATTGGCGGTACGGCAGCGAAAGCCACGGCAGGCTCTTATGTTGCAAATGGAGGAGCAGCCACAAACTCAATCACTTGCAACGTGCAGGGTGTAGGCGAAGCAAAGACAGACTTCGGCAATGTCGTATATACGCTTTCGAGAGCCTACGCAGCAGGTTCTGATGTCGTAAAGTCAAGCAAGGGCAATCCAACGAACAAGACGGCAGCGAACGCAACGACATTGCTTTCAAAAGCATCTGCAAACGCAAACATCGATGCAACCGACAAGACAATCAAGGCTATCACGAAAGAGGCAACTTGTACTATCGCTTTCGTTGATGCTTTCTATGCCAACACCGCAGCAATCGGCACAATGGCGAAATTACCGTTGACAACAGCCGTAAGTCTTGAACTCGACTTCCCAGTAGCGGCAGGGAGCAATCGACACGCTTTCAGTATTCCGTCATCCTATCAGAATGTACAGATTTACATTTGGAACGCGGTGTCAAACGGCGGCGAGTGGCAGTTGTATGCAGGTACTTTCGAAACATCGAGCGAGACAAAGACACTCGCAGATGGTGTAACCACAAAGGCATACACAAAGTACACAAGAGATACCAACGGAGCGGCAACTAAGTTTAAAGTAACATTTACAAAGGCATAAAAAGTATGGCAAATCAAGCATATAACGGACAGCCCATCAATATTCAGTTCGATTATGAGGGCGAGGGCACAATGGACTCAAAGTTGGTTCAACTTTCAGAGACAGCAGCAAAAGACCCGACAACGTGGTTAAAGAATGGTATCTACCGCATCGGTAACGGACAGCCTGTATTTACGCAGGACGGCAAGTTGTTGCTGTATATCGGTCGCAACGGTAATGCAACAGACATCGCAGACGATACAAAGTGGATTAAGTTCACATCTACGGCAGATGTTCAGACAGCAATTCAGACAGTCATTGCAGGTGGTGGCGGTGGCGCAAGCAATGCCTTTCATATTGTAGACTACAACATCAGCGCGAAACCGACAACGGATGTTGAAGCTGGAAACGCTTATGTTGTAGGTAGGGGTTTTAGTCTAACATCAAGCGATGTCTTGAACGGTATTGCAGTTGACCTTGAAGCAGGTGATATGCTCGTTGCGGTTGATGTAGAGGTAGAGACAGAAGAGGACGGTGAAACAGTAACATCTAATGTTATAAAGTTTGCTGTTTTACAAGCAAATACATCTGTACCATCGCTGGCAGCATCGGGATTCATTAGAGGGAACAATCTGCCAAGCGCGCCTGGAAAAGTGTTAGCAGGATACGATGCAGGCGGTATAAACATCGTATCCCCAACAAGTATGCCCTATGCCGATTTTGAACGCTTTGCCCAAGATTGGTTAGGTACAGCAACAGATCCTATCGGTTCATCGTCGTTTTCAGCAAGAGATAACACATTGCTTGACTTGCTTAATAAATGGTATGGACCAAATATGGGGTATACAGGCTATCAGACAGGTCGTTTTAACACCCATAAGCATTTTCTCGATAATTTTGAGAAAATACACATGCTTGCAATGGTCAGCGCAGGAATCATAGTTGGTACTGATGAAGATGCGTTTATTGCAGCAGTTCAAGCATTGCAATCAAATACAAACCGCGAGTCTGAAACTCGTAACTACCCTTCACCGTTGGAATTTGTAATGTGCTTTGGGTGGGACAGTACAAATGACGAGTTGAGACCAAATTTCTTTGGTTTCACAAAAAGTATGCCGTATATTAGAGGTGTATGGCAGAAGGGTAGAGGCACGCTAAAGGGTACTATTCATTTCAAGAACTATGATTTGGCAGGTACTTTGTCAAATCCATGCGTAGAATACACCTACGATATGGATACAAAGGTACTTTCTTATCAGAAGTTTATCGAAGTAACGGTTAGTAATTCTTAATCAAGAACAATGCAGACAAAAGAATTATATTCTGACAATGTGCCGCAATTCACACTTCCGGGGGCTACATATACCACATTAGCAGATATGCTGACCGAACTTGTCGCGCAGTTAAAGACCGTGGCAGGCGCAGGACACGCTATCAACTTTGCAGGTATATGGACAGGAAAATCGTACTTTACAGGTACTTTCTATACACCTGAGGGGCGCAGTTTCGGCACAATAACCTTACAATGGGCAGTTGATGATAAGCGGTATTTTTCATTTCATACCAATTCCAACTCAACGACCGTGGAAATCACCCCGATAGCCTAATCAATTAACACGAAAGGCTCGTACATCGCGAGCCTTTCTTTTACAAACCTTTAAATGATACAGATATGACACAGTCCGAGAGTTGGCACAGGCTTTCAACACATCGTTAGGCAACATTCAGATGGCGGTTTGTAACGTAAAGAGTGCCGTAGAGCAGGTGGCAGGAGCGACAGGATTCAGCGCGGAGAGGGTTATCAATGCGGTGAACCTTGGCGATGCAAACATGATGCAGCAGATGCAGAATGCGTGCTGCGGAATTAAGACAGCCATTATCGAACAGGGTTACCAGTCGCAGTTAGCAACTGAGCGGCAGACCAACGGCATACAGGCGCAGTTGGCTGCAAATCATTCTTCTGAGCAGTTGCAGGCTTGCCAAAATCAGAATCAGACCATTGCGGCAATTAACAACATCGGCACGTTATTGCAGCAGGGATTTACGCAGTTGGGATATAGCGGACAGCAGAACACCCAGCGCATTATCGACCATCTTTGCAACGCAGAAACACAAGCATTGCGTGATAAACTCGCAGAGGCTTCACAGAAGGCACAGACAGCCGAGATTATCGCAGCATTGAAGACAACCACAACTCCAACAACAGGAGCGTAACGAGGGGAAAACAATGGGGATAATGGGATTTTCAAAATCCCCATTTCCCCATTTAAGCACGTTTAAAGGTGTTTAACTTGCCGTTTAATTTAAGTTAAATGCTAAAATATTGATATTCAATTATATTTAACTTGCCTATAACTTGTTAAACGGCTTAATTTCGACAAACATTTGACTTAAATCGTTTAAACTTTCAATTTATGAAATTCAACGAATATAAACAAGGCTATCAAATCTTTGCTATCACACAGGGCAAGGACGGAGTAAAGGCAGAACAGCGCAAAATAACCGCAGTTTCACAGCCTTATTTTCCACAGGTTCAGAATTTAACCGATTTTAAAGGAGTAGGACAAAATAGGGTGATAGACCTTACCATTGAGGTCGGCAGCGGCACAAAGGTTTATTCTTTCCCCGAAAATTCACAGACGGCAAGCACTCCCGATGGCGTTATTTTCACAGATAGAGAGGGCGCAATAATGGAGTTGAATGTGATAAAATCGCAGAGCGAGGAAGCGTTGAAGGCTGTTGATACGCACAAGAAAAAGGTGGAAGATTGTACCACTTTGCTCGCAGAACTTGACCCACAGCGCAAGAAAGATGCAGAGGTTGACGCACGATTCAACAAAATCGAAAACAGCGTATCGGAGATTAAAGATTTATTGTCTAACTTCTTAAACAAAATCGACAAATGAGCAGCATGACTGATATAATTCACAACGCGCGGAAAGAATACAATCTGACCGAAGAAGACATGTGGAAAAGCATTAAGATATTAGACCGCTTGCTTTCGGTTGTTGAAGGCTTAGATAAGAAAGAGGCTGAAAGAGCGAAAATATCATTTATCGACATCACCAACAAAGGGCATTTTCCGCTTGATTTTGCGGCTGAAATTGTAGCAAAACTACACAGTAAAGGCGCAAAGGGCGAACATTGGACTATCGAGCAGATAGACACCACCGCAAAGCAACTTGGATTGCCTTTTGCGGCTAACATAACAAGTGGCGACAAACTCTATGCTTTCAACGCATTTTGGCACGATATGCACGCAAACGGAGATAGCGAGGAAAAAATCTTTACAGATGCTTTTTTGTTTTATTTCGATGATGAAGATTTCGAGGGCAACTCGAAGCCGTGGAAGTACTACAAAGGCATGGTTTGGTAGTTAAGATTTTTTTATTTATCTTTGCAGCGTCTTTAATTTTAACTTATTGTTAATTTAAAGTTTGACACTTAGGTATCTTCATTGCGAAATGAGGATACCTATCTTTTTTTGTAAAAAATATAAACTAATTAGTTTATATTTGCGAAAAATATTTAACATGAACGAAAATGATATAATGTCGGTAATTACCGACAAGCCAGACCGCATCAAGGTAAACGGCAAATCTTGTTTTTTTTATCCGCTTACGCTTGGCAAGTCTTTGATTGTTGCTGAATATTGCAACGAGTTAGGCATTAACGAAAGATTCTTTCAAGAAAATATGATACTTTCTATGTTGCATCTTGTTTCGAAAGAGCGTGAAAAGTGTCTGCATTTTATTCACTTATTCACAATCAAGAATACAGAAGATGCAAAATACAAGATATATGATGATGTTTCTTTCGAGGTATTCAGTAAGATGTGGCGAAAGGTTTGTATTGAGGAACTTGCAGCCGTGATGATGTCTTTGCTTTCACGGCAGGATTTAACAGATGAAATGAGCAAGCATTTCAATCTTGACAAAGAAATGCAGCGTATGCACAGAGCCGAGGAAGCAAAGAACGATAGTTCTACATTCTTGTTTTGCGGCAAGTCGATTTACGGAACTCTGATTCATAGTGCTTGTAAGGAGTTCGGATGGACTTACGATTATACCGTGTGGGGCATTTCCTTAACGAATTTGCGTATGTTATTTGCCGATAGTGTTAAGACTATGTATTTGTCAAAAGAAGAGCGGAAAAAGGCGCATATTTCGAATGACAGAACAACGGTGAATATGGATAATGCACAGGCGGCAAGGGAATTTATCAGGAAACATAGATTTAATTAAAAGATATGGCGAATTTTTCTTTAACGTGCGATACATCGAGTTTCTCTCGCTCGTTGGATAGCGCAAGAAAGGCAATGACGGAAGCGACACGGACAATAAGCCGTGAAGGTTCAACAATAGATGAGGTGTTCGCAGAAGTTGCGAATATATCGAGAGGACTTGCAGGGAATATCGGTGCAAGTATGCAGAGAAGTGCAGCCGAATTTTCAAGGGCAGCAGCAGAGATGAACAAAGCGGCTGAACGTATGCAGCGAGGTATCGGGGAATCATCACAGCGTGCGCAAAGTGAAGTAAAGCAGACAGGCGCAACGGTGAGCAAAGAAGCAAATGAAATGTGTAGTGCGTTCGACAAGTTGAAGGGCGCAATGGGTGTTGCGTTTGCCGGATTCACAACACAGCAACTATTATCGCAGATCATTTCCGTGCGTGGCGAGTTTCAGAAGTTGGAAGTGTCATTTAGTACGTTATTAGGCAGCGAAAGCAAGGGCAAGGGGATGTTTAAGGACATCACAGATTTTGCAACATCAACACCAATGATGGAATCTGCCTTGGCGAGGGCAGCGCAAACAATGCTTTCGTTCAATATATCGAGCGAAAAGGTGATGCCTTTATTAAGGCAGATGGGCGATATTTCAATGGGCGATTCTCAGAAATTGCAGTCATTGGCACTCGCTTTCTCGCAAGCATCATCGAGCGGAAAACTGATGGGACAAGACTTGTTGCAGATGATAAATGCAGGGTTCAATCCGCTTGTCGAGATTAGCAAGAAAACAGGTCGCAGTATGACTGATTTAAAAGACGCAATGAGCAAGGGAGAAATCAGCATTGCGATGGTTGAAGATGCTTTCAAGAGTGCAACCAGCGAGGGGGGGCAATTTGCAGGAATGCTTGAAAAACAGTCAAAAACGCTCGTAGGTGCTCAAAGCAATTTAGAGGGCGCAATACAGAAACTGACAAACGCAGTAGGCGAGAAATTAGAGCCGATGTTGGTGGGGGCTTTCAATGGCGGTTACGATGCTATCAACAACCTCACAGAAACGCTTGAAAATACATACATCAATTTTGAGCGCATCGGGCGCATTATTGCCGAGGTTGCAGCCGTCTATGGAACATATAAGGCGGTATCTTTTGCCGTGCTTGCAGTTGAAAAGGCAAAAGTTCCAGTTATGGCAATGGTTAATGTAGCAATGCGAGCCGCAGCGATACAAGGCAAGACGCTAACAACTCAACAAGCATTGTTGGCGGTTGCAACGCACGGAGCAACAAGCGCATTTAAGGCATTCGGGGCGGCTGTTAAGGCAAATTGGATAGGGCTTGCAGTTACCGCAGTTGTTGCGCTCGTTGCGGCTATCTATGAGTTAAACCAAAAGGAAACGCAAGAGGCAAAGACGGAAAAGGCACTAATCAAGATACGCACCGATGCAGCGGTAAAGGCAGAGCAGGAAAAGCAAAAGGTCGAGAATCTTATCAAGGTGGCGAAAGATGAAACTATCGCAAAGGAAAAGCGATTGAAAGCCATCAAGGAACTGAACAAGATTGTTCCCGAATACAATGCACACCTTGACCACGAAACAGGCGCATATCAAGCAAACACCGCGGCACTTGACGAGTATCTGAAAAAATTAACAAAAAAATATGAACTTGAAGGCGCAAAGGAGAAATTGCAGCAGTTAGGCAGGGAAAAAGCCGAGTTAAAGGCTAAGATGGGCGAGACGGAAAACGACTATAAGAGTGGCAAGATTGCAAAAGAGTACGGACAAGCGTCAATTATGGCTTCTTACGGTTCGCCCGGCGCAATGATAGGAGCAACCACAAGGCAAAGAAACGCTGATGTTAAGGCAATATTCGATGTCCGCATGAAGAAGTTAAAAGAAGAATATGCAGCCAAAGAAGAGTTTGAAAAGCGATTGTTGAAGTTATTCGGCAGCGATATATTTAGCAGCGAGGAACAGCCGCAAGCACCAACACCGCAGGAGACAAAGACGGACAAAGACGCAGAAAAGGAGCGCATCGCACGGCTGAAAGCAGAGGCAGAATATCAAGAAATGCTTGAAAAGCAAGCCGAGAAAGAAAGGCGGCAGCGCATAGATGATGAATTTGCAACGCAGCAAGCCGTTATTGATGCAATGGAAGACAGCAGCATTAAGAAGCAGAAGCAAATACAACTCGACTATGAGAAGCAGAAAGAAGCAATAAGGCGAGGCGCAGAAGATTTGATAGCGGCAAATGAAGCCGTAGCCAAAGAGGTATGGGAAAAAGACCCGACAAACGCAAAGGCGAGAGAAAAGGGTGATATTTGGTACACATCACAGGCAAGAAAGAAGTTCAAGGAAACAAACGGACTTACAGGCAAAGAAATTGATATGTTCCAAAAGCAAGGAATAGCCAACAATGCCAACGCAAGGGCGCAGATGAAAAAGATAGAAGATGAAGCCGCAGAATCATTTGCCGAGCATATAACAGCATCAATGATTAACGATGTTGATTGGTCGCTTGCATTTGAGCAGTTGGGCGTTGTCTTGAATGAATCATTAAGGGCAACGCTTGCACGGCTTGATAAATTTGTAAAGGGTGAAGATTTTGCCAAGTTATCAACCGAGCAGCAGCGTAACGTATTACAAGCACGTTCAGATGTCAAGGCAAAGATTGGGGATAGCAACTTTAATTTTGGCGGTGTCCGTGAAGCACTTGCAAAGTATGCACAGATAACCGAGCAGGTGCGAGAAGCCGAGGATGCACGGCTTGCATTGATAAAAGAGCAAAACAAGTTACAGACAGCCTTAAACAAGGCACTTTTGGACGGAAACAAGGTTGAGGCTGAACGCACACAGCAACTAATTGAAGAAAACAAAATAAAGTCTGAAAGCAACGATGCAAAATTGCAGCGGTTAAAGTCTGCACAGGTAACAGCCGAGGCAGAGGCAAACGACCAACTTGTATCTTTCAAAGATAGTATCACAGATGTTGCTAATGTCGTGCAAGGGTTAGCATCGGGCAAATTGAGCAGCCTTTGGAACGCATTGGGCGAGAATTTGCAAGGCAGGATAGCAAATAGTGTCGGCAAACTATTTAGCGGCAAGAACGGCAGCGATATAGCCGACAAAGCAGGCGATGCAATATCGGGCGCATTGAAGGTGGCAGGCGATAGCAGCGGCAATATATGGGGCGCAATCATTTCTGCAATATTGAGTGTTCTTGATATTATCGCAGAAAAGGGATTGGGTGAACTTGTGAGCACACTTGTAAATAGTATTTCCGATGCCGTTTCTTCAATTATCCGTGATTTAGGTTCGGGAGCATTGGTGAAACAAATTGTTGAAGCCGTCGGCAATCTTTTGAAAGATGTCGGCAACGCTTTGTTTTCTGCATTATCGTTTGGAGTGTTTGGCAATGGCAACGGCAAAGAGGTGCAAAAGATAACCGAGCGCAACACAAAGGCAATCGAGGAATTAACCGAGCGCATTGGGGATTACACAAACAGCATTAAAGATGATAAAGTGTCTTTGTCGGCAAGTATAGATTCCTATGAAGCAGCGGTTAGGGCACAGAAAGAAGTTGCGGCACGTTCAAATTCAACATTGCAAGCGCAGATGGCATATCACGGAGACCACCACAGCAACAACTATTACGCAAACGATGCCATGATCCGGCAACTCTACAATAGCGAGGTGCAGAACGCAACAAAGGCAGGAAAGGATATGGAAAAGAGCATCGCAGGACTTAACGATGTTTATTCAATGTCACCTGAGCAGATAGCCGCTATCAAGACCTACATGCCGAAATTGTGGGAATACCTCACAACCGTAGGAAAGTACGACAAGAGCGAGTATTGGGACGCAGTAGCCGAGCAAGCAGGAAAGGTTGATGAACTGACAGAAACGCTAAACGAGAAATTAACGGGAATGTCTTTTGATTCAATCAGAGATGAATTTGCAAGTATGCTGAAAGACCTTTCTACAACATCGCAAGATTGGGCAGATAGTTTTGAAGATATGCTGAAAGAAGCGGTTATTAACGGCTTGATGGCAGACAATTATACGCAGCAGTTGGCAGATTTACGGCAGAAGATGGCAGACGCAATAAAGGGCGGCACACTTGCTGATGAAGCCGCATCGCTGAAAGCAGAGTACAACCGTATCAAAAACGAGGCGATGCAGGACAGAAACGACCTTTACGCTGCATTAGGTATTCAAGACACGCAAGACCAACAGGCGAGCCAAAATGGAATACAGAGCATAACCGAGGACACGGCAAACGAGTTAATCGGGCGCATCACGGCTATGCAGATAGCAGTTGAAACAATGCGTATTTCAGACGAGAATTCAAGGGCGGTAATGAATGTTATCAGCAACAATATAACATCTATTTCAACGCTTGCAACCGTGCGAAATGCAATGCTTTCAGACATAAGAGATATGCACGCAGTCACTAACTCGTATCTTGAAGATATAGCGAAGTATCAGAAGGGCATATTCAACGAGATTGACGGACGAATTCAGAAAATAGTAAAACATACGGAGAAGTTATGATACATACAATATTCATCAACGGAGTTGACATATATAAACAATATGGAGCATTTATCGATGCACAGGGCATATCAGCCTTATTAACTCCACCAGCGCAGAAAGACAGACTGCAATATAATAGCCGTCTGCAACACGGAAAGCAAGTCGATACTACACATAATCGGCTTGCCGACCGTGATTTGACCTTAACGCTCACGATAACGGCAAGAGACGAGGCGCAATTTATCGACAGATACACCGCCTTTTGCGAGTTGTTAAGGGGGGGTAGTTTGAATATCTCCACAAACATATACAGCGATGTTGTATATAAGTGTAATTACCTGTCTTGTTCGCAGTTCTCGCAGTTCAATTTCGGTATTGCAAAATTCACTCTGAAAGTGAATGAGGCTAATCCAGCCGACAGGGATATTGACGAGGATGTAATGTTCTTTTGCGCAAGAGCCAACGCGATTGAAGAAAACAGAGGCTTGATAAAATCCTTGCATGGTTTTGAAGTCCGAGATACCGAGGAATATTCAGCCTTTAACAACGTAATCAGCGAGAGCAGCGCAATGTATTGTCGTGAAAATTTTAGGCTTGAATTTACGCTATCAGAAAGCCGTTATGTCGAAATCGCATTAAAAGAAGAAAGCGATTCAGACGGCATGGGGAATGTTACGATAGACGGAATAACACACGAATTTACAAGTTATGAAGGTGTGCATAATTCTGAATATAATGTATATTATATCCGTGTTTTGCTGCAAGCAGGTACGCACACTATCACGCGCCCTTTTAACAATCCGGCAATGTATATGATTTATCTTAATATTGAAAAGTAATGAAGATTTACAATGCGATAGGCACGGAAATTCTTGATGTGATAGTAACATCAGAATTTGAAACAGAGGAAGATTTGGGCGCAACAAAATTGTTGCGCACAAACTTTTCTTTGCCCGAAAAAATAACGATTCCAGCAGCAAGTTATATTATGTTTAATAACATAAAATACACGCTGTTAAAGAACTATTTGCCAGACGCAAACAGCGAGGCAGAATTTAGGTATAGCGTAGAATTTCAGCACCCGATGGCGATGCTTTCCAAATTGCCTTTTTTGTTCGATGAAGCGACAGAATGGAGTTACACCGGCTCAGCCGCAAATCTGTTAATCAAGGTTTGCCGCATCATTGAGGAGCAGTTGGGCGATGCACAGAATAGTTGGACTTATACGTTGTCAATCAAGGGGGATAAAGGCATTAAAGCATCTGAATCCTTAACGTTCAGCGCAGTTGATATATTAACCGCCATCGGCAATATTGCGGATGCTTGGGAATGTGAATTTTACATAGATTATGCCGCAAAAGTTGTTTATTTCGGCTACATCAAATTGCTGTCTTCGGTTATCGACACGGCGAAGGCTCAAATCACGGCTCAAACAGGCGGTTGCGATGGTTGGGTATTCTCGCACACGGATGCAGACCATGCGCTGCAAATTGATGGCATAGATACGGTTAATAAGATTTGTCATTTGTCGGGCTATTGCGCTGTATTAGCCGAGGGCGACAATATACAGGTTGCAACTTCGCAGAGTGAAGAAGAATATGCGAATGTCTTTCTTGTCCGTGGCGGCACTCGAAACATCAGTCAGCAAAACAATTCGGGGAATAACGTGGCGACAAACCAGCGTTTAAAATTGGACGCAACACAATATCCGAACTCGTATGTAGATATTCGAGCAAATCAGAATATTCCGCGCATTGTAAAATTCTTAACATACGATGATATTTACCCGAAATTGGATTTGTATGTGTATAATGTCCGAGAACGAAGGAAACTATACTTGAACAAGGACACGCACGAAAAGGTTGTTATCGGAACGGACAGCAACAACAATCCAGTTTACAAGTATTATTCAATCTATTATATTCGTCTTGCCTATCCTGTCAAGGACGCGAACGGCAACATAACGGAGTGGCGCGATTTCACGATAGACCCAGCCACGGTCGATGGAGCAACGAGGGCGCACGATGATAACACCGTATATTCAGCAGGTATTCTTTCGGGGTGCAAACTGATGGCATCGTTCATGGCGAACGAGCAAGGGCAACATTCAGCACTTGCAGGGCGCGATTTTGAAATGCAATATCATGTATATAACGAAACATTCACGGCAATGCTCGATGTGGACGGAACGGCTCTTGATACCGGTATGCAAGTACTTGCAGGAGATTATGAAATTCTGTTCACAGAAGAAAATGATGTCGTTATTCCTACCGTATCAGAAATGGGGCTTATCCCTTATGGAGGTTCGGGGCAGTCTGTCGAGAATGACAAGGTAGTATTATACAACATCACGATGGGCGAAGCATACTATCAAGCAGCAAGGGCAGAACTTGCAGCGCAAGCACTTGCAGATATTGCAGAAATGGGCGAGGATAAGCGAGAGTATGAGGTGCGTTCAAATCCTGTTGCATTTATCGCCGATAATCCGAATTTGTCAGTTGGTATGCCGATAAAATATGTCGATATTGCAGGCAATATAAGAATGTCGAGGGTAATGAAACTTGTTACTAAGGTGGATATTCCAGCCGAGCAGACAATAACATTAAGCAATACCAGACAAAAAAAAGGCAACACGCAGCAGTTACAGGAAGAAATCAAGAACGCAGCAACGAATATCGACTTGATTTCAGCCGTGAACACGCAGACGCAGGAACTGTTAGATGCTTATAGACGAGCACAGCAGGCTCTGATAGAAGGTTTCAACCGCACGGCTAATATGTGGCATTTCGATGCCAACGGTGATATATACACACCTTTTAATGTTTACAGCAACCGCGATGTCGCGGCTTACAAAGCAACGGTTACACCATGATAAACAACGGAAAAATAATGCAGCCTGTAAGTTTGGGCGAGGTGCAGACCTTGCTCAACAAGCAAGGCGCGAGTTTGCGAGATATAGCCATCGGCACAGATTTAAACATGTTCAGCGTTTGGCGACCTTACGAGGGATTTAACAAGAATGGTTCTTTTGAGGCGCGCCGAGAAACCGGATTTGGCTTGTATGCGTATTCTTTTAACGGCACGTTTGCTGACTTTAAAAGGCAAGTTGAATATCTTATTCAACACGATGCAATTTTTGCGCGAGATGGCGGCATAAGGCGCAGAGATAGGGGCACATTCTATTTGTCGGGCTTTCTTAATTCCGATTCAAGCAAGGGCGGTTACGACCATAATGCGAGACTATCCGAGGGGTGGTTGCGTGAGGGTGTGAACGGAAGTGAAGATGTATGGGTAGGGTTGGTTTACAACTTTAATTATGGCGGCGCAGAAACACAAATCGACAATTTAAATCGTGATGTTCAAGATTGGGTGATACAAGATGCACCGTGGGCGGCAAACACCAGCGCAAACAATCCAAATCAGAGCAAGGACAGAATCACGCTTATGGATGTACTGATGTACGGCAATGGTATCAGTCAGAATTGGAAGCATTGTATTTGTGTCGGCGGTAAGGGATATGTTAATACAATACCTTTTTCACAACTATGCAACGACTATGACAGCCCATTAGGGGGCAGCGGTGTTTTTGAATCTGTACCGTTCTTTGAGTTCTACGCATCGGGCGATATGACGAACGAGAGATTAACCCCAGCATCATTATACAGAAGCAATTTTGTTTTACAACCTTGGGCATGGGGTACGGTGGCTATTCGTAACACGTTCAATGTAAGTCTTTATGGCACATGGATGGGCTATGACTTCGGATATGATTGTATTGTGTCTATTTCGGGGAACGCTCTGAAATTTAGTGATTTAAATTATTGCCGCCTGATAATCAATAAATCGCCAACATACGCAGATGCTTTTCGCATGGTCGAGGTCGATTTGACGCGGATAAACGCAAGCATATACACAGATACATTTGCACAATATACATCTTCGGAAGATTGGCAAGGCGATGTTTATATGCACTTTGTTTACAAGATTCAATCTTATTCGCAAATTGTAGATATAACATATAAATCAACAAGTTATGAAAATTGATGATTTGGTTTCGCTGATTGTTCAGTATAACAAGGACGGAACACTTGCCGAACACGGAAAGGAAATAATGGCGATAAAGGAAGAAATCGCCAAAACAATGAATATTAGTGAGTTAAACAACATTATTAACTTAAAAATAGAAGAATATGAAACTGACTGAAAATTTCACTCTTGAAGAATTGTATCGGAGTGCAGAAGCCGAAAGGCGACATTTGAACAACGTGCCGAGCGCGCTTGAAATCAAGCAACTTGAATTGCTCGCTAAAACCGTCTTGCAGCCTATCCGCAACAAGTGCGGTTTCCCTGTTTGGGTTTCTTCGGGGTATCGCAGCGCAGCCGTAAATAAGGCGGTGGGCGGTTCGGCAACATCGCAGCATTGCAGAGGGCAGGCGGCAGACATTAAGGCTTGCAAGGGGCACACGAACAAAGAACTATTCGATTGTATCAAGAAGATGGTCGAACGTGGCGAAATCGTGGTAGGACAACTAATCAACGAATACGGCTATTCGTGGGTTCATGTATCTTTACCCTACACGAAGAAGAATGAGATTCTTGATGCCGTAAAAGTAGGCGGCAGAGTAACGTATAAAAGGCATTAGTATGAGGTACTTTTTTATCTTTGTATTCTTTTGCTTGTGCGTTTCTTCTTGCAAGACACAGAAGGAAATCGAATACATCACTATCGAGAAGGTGCGAACGCAGACAGATACATTGCGCATAGCCAGCAGCGATACGATAAAGGACAGCATCGTAATCACCTACACGGACAGCGTAAAGTATGTTGACAGGTGGCACACAAAGATTGTCACACGCACGGAGAAAGAAAAGAGTATCAAAATAGATACTATGATGCAATACAAGTATATCACGAAGATAGAATATAAAGATAAGCCGATGAAGTGGTGGCAAAAAGGGATGGTGAGCCTTGGCTGTATTTTTTTGATATTCTTAATTTTTATATTACTTTTGCATTTGAAGAGATAATAATCGTGTTTTCATTGTAGTTTAGGCACTTTTTAGGCACTTTGTTATTTGGTTCATTCTGTAATTAGTTTATAATAAGTTTGTTACGCTTTATAGGTAGTATTTCCTTTTGAAATACGACTATCGGAAGCAGATAAACTACTGGCTGTGAAGTCAGTAGTTTATTTATATTTATGACTTAATAATATAAACTATCTTTATATTATTTCATTTTGTTTCATTTTTTAT